CAGGTCCACGCGACGTCACCCCACCAGTTGGAGCTGAACCGTTCCCCCGGCGCCGCGGCGCCGGGGGAACGGTTCAGCTCCAACTGGTGGGGTGACGTCGCGTGGACCTGACCGCCGCCGTCGCCTCGAACGACGAACTGACCGCCCTCACCGCCATCCGCGACACCCTCGCCGTCCAGCTCGCGGACGCCGAGGGCAAGGACGCCGCCCCGCTCGCCCGTGAGCTGAGGGCCGTACTGCTGGAACTGCGCCGACTCGGCGCCGGGAAGCAGGAGTCGGCCCTTGACGAGATCGCTGCTCGACGCTCCAAGCGGCGTGCTGCTCGGCCAGCGGCAGCCGCGCCTTCGTAGCCTGCCTCCGTCGGTCTCCACTGCTGGCCCGGAGGCTCTGGATCTGCTGCGCTCGGCGGGCCAGACCCCGGATCCGTGGCAGTGCGACGCGGTGTGCGACCTGCTGGCCGAGGGCGCCGACGGACTGTGGGCGGCGCGCCGGACGTACACGATCGTGCCGCGGCAGAACGGCAAGGGCGGCATCATCGAGCCGATCGAGCTGTACGCGATCTTCGTGCTGCACGAGGTCGTGCTGCACTCGGCGCACCTGTTCGACACGGCGCGCGACGCGTTCCACCGGGTGCTCGCCCTCATCGAGGGCACCCCGGACCTGTCGCGCAGAGTGAAGCGGGTCAATCACGCGCACGGCAAGGAAGGCATCGAACTCCTCCCCGCCAGGGGTCAGCGCAAGGCTGGCGCGCTGTACTTCCATGCGAGGACGAAGGGCGGCGGCCGGGGCAAGAGCCCGCGACGGCTGATCCTCGACGAGGGCTTCGCCCTGACCCGCGAGCACATGGCCGCGCTCCTGCCGGCCATCAGCGCGCAGGAGGACCCGCAGGTCAACGTCTTCTCCACGCCGCCGCCGGTCGGTGAGCCGTGCGCGGTGCTGATGAGCGTGCGCCGGTCGGTGCTGCACACCATCAAGACCGGAACCCGACCGCAGGTCGCCTACCTGGAATGGGGCGTGGAGCGGGGCGCCGATGTCCGACTGCCCGAGACCTGGGCCGCCGCGAACCCGGCGTACGGGATCCGGATCACCGAAGAGACCTGCCGCGACGAGCTGGACGGCCTCGGCATCGAGGAGTTCGGTGTCGAGCGGTGCGGGATCTGGCCCGAGATGGACGACGCCCGCTGGAACGTCATCCCCGAGCTGGCCTGGACCGACGCCGCAGACCCGACAACGGAGCGTGAGGGACGCCCGGCGTTCTGCATCGACATGTCCCCGGACCGGTCATGGGCGGCGATTTGCGCCGCATGGACCCGCCCCGACGGGCTGCGCCAGATGCAGGTACTGGACCACCACCTGGGCACCGGTTGGATCTCCCGCCGCGTCGCCGAACTACAGGAACGCCACGACCCGGTCGCCTGGGTAGTGCCGAGAGACTCCCCGGCCACATCCGAGATCGCCACCCTCAACGCGCTCGGGATCGAGCCGGTGCTCATGTCCCATCCGGACGCCGTCGCCGCAGCCGGCATGGTGTACGACGGCATCGCCGGCGTCGCGGGCGGAGACGAGGACGACCAGCCGTCATCCCGGACGCTGCGGCACGCCGGCCAGGACCAGGTTGACGCCGCGGTCGCGGCGGCGGCCAAGCGGCCGCCCGGCGAGAAGGCGTGGGCGTGGGATCGGGCCCGCCCGTACGCGTACCTGCTCATCGGTGCGACCGGGGCGGTGTGGGCGCTGGCCACCCAGCGACCCGAACCTGAGCAGCAGTTCTTCGCCTCCTGGAGGTAAGCGTGGTCACGCTGGACCAACTGCTGGATACGCAGCGCCTTGACCGGATCACCGCAGAGGCCCGCCAGATCCAGTTCGGTCGGGTGCTCCTCACCGTCCTGGCCGGCATCTTCTACGGCATCGGCTGGATCACCGCCCGCGGGTTCGGGGTGCTGTGGCTGGCGCTGACCTGGTCCGCGGTCGCGGTCAAGGTGGGCTGGCAGGAGGGCCGTAAGACCGCACCGAAACGAACCTGACCTACCAACGTCGACCCGTCCGCCGGTAGCTGGCGCAGCCGGAGGTGGGTGACCCGGTGGGCCTGCTCGACCGCATCGCCGCCGCCCGCAGCGAAACCCGGTACTCGATCGACAGCTACATCACCGACTACCTCCTCCCGACCCAGTTCGGGTACGGCGGGAACCAGTACCAGGTCGGCGGGTACAACGGCCTCGTCCAGACCCTCGCCGGGAACCGGGCCAGCGAGATCGTCAACACCCTGCCCGGCTACATGGCCGCGCTGCGGCAGTGTCCACCCGCGTTCGCGGCGGAACTGGTCCGCGCGTCGGTGCTGTCCCAGGCCAGGTTCACGTTCCGTAACCTTCCGGGCAGGCCGAACGCCCGCAAGCAGTTCGGTACCCGCGAGCTTGCCGTCCTGGAAAAGCCCTGGGGTTCCTCGACGACCGGCGAGCTGATCGCCCGGATGGAGTGGCACGCCGGAGTCGCCGGGAACGCCTACGTCACCCGCCGACCGGACCGGCTGCGGGTCCTGCGCCCGGACTGGGTGGCGGTGCTCTACGGGTCCGAGCAGGAGCCCGAGGACGCCATCCATGCGCTCGACGGGACGCTGCTGGGCTACGTCTACCAGAACGGCGGGCTGTACTCGTCGGGGAACAAGCCGACGACGCTGCTGCCGGCGGACGTGGCGCACTGGTCGCCGATACCCGATCCGGAGGCCGGCGAGGTCGGCATGTCCTGGATCACCCCGGCGATCCGGGAGATGCAGGGCGACCGCATGGTCGCCGAGCACAAGATTAAGTTCTTTGAGCAGGGCGCCACCCCGAACCTCGTGGTCAAGGGCATCCCCGCGGTCACGAAGCCGCAGTTCGACGAGATCGTCGACGCGATGGAGGCCAAGCACGCCGGGGTCGCCAACGCCTACCGCACCCTCTACCTGACGGCCGGCGCGGACGCCACCGTGGTCGGCAGCAACCTCGCCGCCCTGGACCTCAAGAGTGTGCAGGGCGCCACCGAGACCCGGATCGCATCACTGTCCCGCGTCCACCCGGTCATCCTCGGCATCGCCGAAGGGTTGTCCGGCTCCGCACTGAATGCCGGCAACTTCGGCATGGCGCGGCGGATCTGGGCCGACACCTGGATCTATCCGACGCTCCAGGATCTCGTCGCCAGCCTGGCCACGATCATCAACGTTCCGCCCGGCGCCGAGTTGTGGTTCGACACCACCGACATGCCGATCCTGCGTGAGGACGCCAAGGACGCCGCCGACATCGCGCACATCAACTCGTCCACCGTCACCCAGCTGGTGCGCGAGGGCTACCTTCCCGACTCGGCCGTCGCCGCGGTGATCGCGCAGGATCTCGCCCTGCTCAAGCACACCGGGAACCTGTCCGTCCAGCTCCAGCCGCCGGGCGCCGGGCACCTCGACCCGAAGCTGAAGCAGGAGACCGAAGAGGCGCAACTCGTCGACGCCCAGATGCAGGCCATCAACACCGGCATCCAGGCCGGGTTCGAACCGGAGTCCGTGGTCAAGGCGGTCGAGGCCGGGGACCTGTCCTTGATGAAGTTCGCCGGCCAGCCCGGCGCGGCCGGAGCCCCCGGCGCGGCCGCGGCACCGGTCGGCAACATCGGCGACCTCGACTGGGGCCTGTTCGGCGGCGACCAGGGCGGCGGAACCCCGGCACCCGACGCAACCGCACCGCCGGCCGCCCAGCAGCCACCACCGGTCCCGCAACCCGCATAGGGGGCCGGCGTGGGCACCTTCAACGCCACCCTGCACCCCCGCGGCCCGAACGGCAGGTTCACCCGCTCGTTCGCCCGCCACATGTCCTCCCTCGACGGGGTCAAGGCGAAGAAGGTCAAGGCCGGCTTCCACGCCCACACCTTCCATGGCCCCGACGACGCCCACACCTACCTCGGCCACCTGTCCGGAGTGAAGACCCCCGGCAAGGCCGGCGGCGGTGGCGGGATCCGGCAGTACCTCGACAACGGCACCCTGAAGACCGCCAACGAGGCGCTGCGGGCCGGAAAGACCGACAACCCGGCGGTCCACGCCATCGACGCCACCATGAAACCGCTTCCCGACGACCTGCAACTGTTCCGTAGCGTCCCGGCCTCGAAGTTCGGCAAGGTCGACCCGAAGTCCCTAGAAGGCATGCTGGTCAGCGACGCCGGCTACTTCCCGGCCACCGTCGCCCCACAGAAGGGCGGTCCGGGCACCGTCCAACTCCACGTCCAGGCGCCCGCCGGTACCAAGGCGGCGGTGGACCCCGACTCCGGTCAGGTCGTCCTCGGGCACGGCGCTGAGATGGCCGTCGACAGCGTGGACGTAGCGCCGGACGGCTCGACCCGGATGAACCTGGTCGCGCTGCCGGAGCAGACCCCGTCTGGCGTCACGGCCAGCGCCGACGCCGGCTCGGCACCATTCGACAGCCGGCTCGCCGCCGCCCTGTCCAGCCAGGCGGCACTTGACTCGGTCCCGTCTAGCTTCGAAGAAGAGGACCCGAACCGGACACCCGAACAGAACGACGCCCTTTTCAACTACCTCAACGCCGGTTTTATCGAGATCAACCGGCAGTTACGGGATGGGCAGTTCAATCCGAACACGCGGATCGAGGAGTGGGTCAGGGGCCTCGATTCCGTCATGGATCAATCGCATCTCCCTCACGACGTGCAAGCGTGGCGCGGGGTATCAATGGCCAGCCGAATGTTCGGTGACCGCCTCAATGGCGACATGACCGGAATGGAATGGCGGGAAGACGCCTATTCCTCAACCTCCACCGACAGGACGATCTCCGAGGACTTCGCCACCGACGGGGAGGAGCCGGTGCTGATGCGGCTGGTCGTGCCCGCGGGCACCGGCGCCCTGCGGGTCAGCGGTGCCGAACAAGAGTCGGAGATTCTCCTGGAGCGCGGCGTGCGGATGCGCGTCGTCGCCGACCGGGGCGTGGATGCGCGTGGAATCCGGCAACTCGACATCGAGGTGATTCCTACGTGAGTAGCCAGCCGGGCGAAACGCCAAGAGAGGCGGCTGCAAGACGCCAAAACGGCGACTACGAGGTGCCCATCCTTACCGAGCCGGCAGGCGGACCCGTTCCAGTCGGCCCGAAAGTGCCGAAGGGTCGGGTCTGATGGACGACTACGACCTGTTCCTTCGGGCACTACCCGGCCACGACGACCAGAAGCTGCACCACTACTGGACCCAGGGCGAGGGAAAGGCCAAGTGGGCCGGCTCCCCGAAGCCGTGGACCACGCTGGTCGCCCACCTGACCAAACACGTCGGCCTGGCCAAGGCGAAGGTCTACGCCAGCCGCTGGTTCTACGAGGTCTTCGGCTTCTACGCCGGCAGCGACAAGAACAGGGTCACCCACGGTAAGCCCCCACGGGGCAAGGTCGTCGGCCCGGGCTGATCCGCCAGCTCGCCGAAGGGCGGTGGCGGTGAACCCGGACTGGACGATCGAGGACGAACAGCAGCACCCCCGGGCCCCGAAGGGCTCGACCGGTGGCGGAAAGTTCGCCGCCAAACCGAAGCCCAGGGCCAAATCGCTCGGCTACGACCCGAAACGCAACTGGGGCACCGGCTACGGCACCCCGGGCGGCGACAAGCGGGTCCACCTGCTCCAGCAGGCGCTGAACCGCCTCGGCATCCACGATGCCGCCGGCAAGCGCCTCGCCGACGACGGGAAGCTCGGCCCGAAGACCACCGCCGCCGTCAAAGCCGCCCAGAAGCGTCTCGGGCTCAAGCCCGACGGCCTGGTCACCCCCGCACTCCTCGCGCGCCTCCTCGCGGCCAAGAAACTCCCGGAAAGAGGTGCCGCGATGCAACTGTGCGAGCGCTCCTACGACTTCTCCCCGCAGGACGCGGGCGACGGCCGCACCCTGGAGGGCTACGCCGCGGTATTCCGCACCCCGACGAAGATTCGGGACCTCGGCGGCGACTTCGAGGAGGTCATCCTCCCCGGTGCGTTCAAGCGGTCGCTGACCGAGCGGACCCCGGTGCTCCAGTGGGACCACGGCCGCGACCCGTCGGTCGGCACCGCTCCGATCGGGGACATCGCCGACCTGCGCGAGGACGACAAGGGCCTGTTCGTCCGGGCGCGCCTCTACGACCACGTCTCCACCGAGCGGGTCCGGATGGCCATCGCCGGTAAGTCCGTCAAGGGCATGAGCTTCCGGTTCGGGGTGCCCGACAAGGGCGACGTGTGGACCCGTCGCGACGGCAAGCCCGACCTGCGGGAGATCCGCGACGCCGACGTCCACGAACTCGGCCCCGTCGTGTTCCCCGCCTACCGCCAGACCACCGTGTCCGTCCGCGACCTCGTAGCCCAGCTCGGCGAGGACGGATACCAGCAACTGGTTCGCGACGTCGGCGAGTACGTACTCGCCGCCCGCGACCTCACAGACCTCGTCGGGCAGCCCGGGCCGGTGCGCTCGGACGGCGACGACCTCGGCTCGAAGCCCGGAAGTGGCCCAGTGCCGGCACCCCATCTCCGCCAGCGCCTCGATGACGGCGCACTTCGAACCCGAGGAATCCTTCGATGACCATTGAGATCATGGCCGAGCTGCGAGGCGCGGCCACCGACACCAACGGCGACAACCTCGCCGAAGCCCTGCGCGGCAAGACCCCCGACGACCTCCAGCACTTCGTCGAGGTGCTGGACGCGCACCTGCGCACCATCCACCAGGACGAGAACACCGGCGAACTGCGGGACAAGACCCCCGCCGAGCAGACCGCCTTCGACTACGGGCTGAAGCTGCGCGACCTGGCCATCAAGAAGATGGACGAGCACCGCGCTGTTCAGGAGGTGTTCAAGCGCCGGCCGAAGGCTGTCGAGGCGGCCATGTTGAACCTCGGCTCCCGGGACAAGACCGACCCGTACGGCGACGTGCGGCGGATGTCCGTCAACGAGGCCCGCGACCGGGCCCTGCGCGTCCTGGACGACCGGAACTCCGCCGCGCACCTGAGCGCGGACGAGAAGGACACCGTGGAGCGGCAGGTCCGCGTCTCCACCGACATCGCCCGCCGGATTCTCGTCACCGAGAACGAGGCGTACCGCGACGCGTGGCTGAAGATGGTCACCCGTCCCAACGGCGCCATGTATCTGTCCGAGGACGAGCGCCGCGCGATGATGGCGTTCGACGAATACCGGACAATGTCGGAGGGAACGACCACAGCGGGAGGATTCGGAATTCCCGTTTTCATCGATCCCTCGATCATCTTGACTGCCCAGGGCAGCGGGAATCCGTTCCTCCAGATCGCCCGGCAGGTCGACGTCAACACCAACGCATGGAAGGGCGTGTCCTCGGCCGGCGTCACCTGGTCCTTCGACACCGAAGGCGTCGAGGTCAGTGACGACTCGCCGACGCTGGCCCAGCCGACGGTCACCGTCTACATGGCCCGCGGTCTGATCCCCTACACCATCGAGGTCGGCCAGGACTACCCGTCCTTCGCCGCCGAGATGAGCACCCTGCTCGCCGAGGGTTACGACGAGCTGCTCGTCGACAAGTTCACCCGCGGCACCGGCACCGGCGAACCGCAGGGCATCCTCACCGTGCTGTCGGCCACCGCCGGCGCCCGGGTCGGGGTGCAGACCTCCGGGGTGAACTTCGGCGCCAACGACCCGTACGCGGTGTGGAAGGCGCTCGGCCAGCGGTTCCGCCGCAAGGCGTCGTGGCTTATGTCGGTAGACGTGAACAACAAGATCAGGCAGATTGCCACGGCGAACGTGTTCCACGCGTTCACCGAGTCGCTGCCCGCCGAATGGGCGGACATGCTGTTCGGCAAGACGGTGTACGAGTCGCCGTACATGCCGGATACCACCACGTCGACCGCGGCGAACTCGGGTCTCGCGATCGTCGGGGACTTCCAGCAGTACGTGATCGCCCGCAGAGGCGGGATGAGCGTTGAGCTGGTGCCCCATTTGACTAGTACGACCACAAATCTGCCGAATGGCACCAGGGCGTGGTTCGCGTACAGCCGCATCGGTGGCGGAGCCGCATCGACAAGCGCCTTCAAGCTCCTGGTCAACACGGCGTAGCGGAGCCGGACAGGTAAGCCGATGCCCATGACCACATCCGATGTTCCGTATCCGAAGGGAAGAGCGATGGCCGATACCCGAACCGCTGCGGAGAAAGCCGCCGCGGACCGCGAGGCCGAGCAGAAGGCGGCAGCCGAGCGGGCGGACAAGGCGGCAGCCGACAAGCTGGCCGCCGAGAAGGCGGCGGCAGAGAAGGCGGTCGCGGACGCGAAGACCCCCGCCGAGAAGGCCGCAGCCGAGAAGTCGCTGGAACAGGTCACGCAACGCGTCGAGGCGCAGAAGGCCACCCGGAAACCCCGCCGCGCCGACCTGGCCCCGGCCGGGGCGTCCGGCGACCCGGACGTGCAGCGGCTCCTCGCCCAGCGTGAGGCGCACAAGATGAACGCGCAGCCCGATCCGAGTTTCGCCGCCCAGCGCGAGGCGGCCGAACAGGCGATGCGGGAAATCGACGAAGCCCTCGCCGAACTCGGCTACACCGCCGAGTAATCCGCACGGAGAAGCCCCGGACCCGACGGTGTGTCCGGGGCTTCTCTGCGCCCGACGGAAGGCCAACCATCCATGCAGATCGTGTACGCCAAGGACGCCCTGCGGGTGCAGTTGGGCGACGGCTCGGTCCGGCGGTTCCCGCCCGGCTCGCACTGGCCGGCCGACGACCCGTTCGTGCTGGCCAACCCCGGCCAGTTCTCGCCCGACCCGCGCTACCACCTCGCGTTCACCACGCCTCGGGTCGAGTACTTCGGTGACGTGCCCGACGAGGCGGCCACCGCGAACCCCGGCGAGCGTCGCAACACCCGCCGCCCCTCCTGATCGCCCGCGGCCGGTGTTCCGTGGATGGTTGGCCGGCCGCGGGTTCCCAACCATCCACACAAACCATCCACAAAGGGAACCGTCCGTGACCGAAGACCCCACCGTCGACCCCGCGCAGGCCGTCGCCGTCGCCTACGTGCACACCGACACCGTCCACTACTCGTGGCACCACTGCATGACCCAGCTCCTCGCGTACGACGCGGCCACCGAAGGCCGGATCTGGACCGGCGGGTACGTCGCCATCCGCGGCGGCACCGACGGCCTCGCCGAGGCCCGCAACACCGCGGTCCGCGAGTTCCTCGCCGACTCCACCGCCGGCTGGCTGTGGTGGGTGGACACCGACATGGGGTTCGCCCCGGACACCGTGGACCGGTTGATCGAGGCCGCCGACCCCGCCGAACGGCCGGTCGTCGGTGCGCTGGCCTTCGCCAACCGCGAGGTCGAGAACGACGGCATGGGTGGGCGTCGCTCCGTCATCGCCCCCGTCGTCCTGGACTGGAAGACCATCGACGGCGAGTCCGGCTTCGACACCCGATGGGACTACCCGCGCGACACCCTGACCCGGGTCCACGGGGTCGGCTCGGCGTGCGTGCTGATCCACCGGTCCGTGTTCGAACGGGTCGCCGCCCAGTTCGGACCCAACTGGTACAGCCGGGCCCGCAACCCCTCCACCAACGCGCTGATCAGCGAAGACCTGTCCTTCTGTGTGCGCGTCAACGCCCTGGACATCCCGCTGCACGTACACACCGGGGTCGGAACCACCCACGCGAAGCTGGCCTGGCTTTCCGAAGAGGACTACTGGCGGCAGCGCGCGGTCAACGCGTCGTCCGGCGTTCCACTCAAGCTGGTCGGCGAGCAGGGCCCGGAGATGGTGTCGGCACCGGAGCGGACCTGGACCGTACCGCGGTACGCGATCATCCCGACCCACAACCGGCCGGCGCGGCTGCTCGCGCTGGTGACGTCGCTGGGCCAGCAGTGCGACCACATCATCATCGTCGACAACGCCTCGCAGCCGCCGGTCGATGCGGACAAGCTCCAACGGCGAACAGTCGCCGCGGTCACGGTGATCCGCGACGAGGAGCAGCCCCCGAACCTGGCCCGCTTCTGGAACGTGATGTTCGACGCGTGCGCCGACGACGCCAAGGCCGACGGCAGCACCGAATGGGATGTGGCCGTCCTCAACGACGACGCGACCATGCCGGCCGGCTGGTACGACGCCTGCTCAACCGGGCTGCGGACCCATGAGTCGGCGGTCATCGCGCACACAACACCGACCCGACCGGCCCTGCTGACCGAGCTGCACAACGAACCCGGCAACCGGATGACCCCGCACGCGTTCGTCATCCAGGGCGAAGCCGGCCTGCGCGCCGACGAGGCGATGCGCTGGTGGTACCAGGATTCGGACCTCGACCTCCGGGCGCGCCAGAGCGGCGGCGTGCTGTCCGTCGACGGCCCGCGAGTCGTCAACGCTCAGGCCAACACGACAACGGTCGGCCCGCTCGCCGAGCAAGCGGGCAAGGACCGCGAGGTCTTCGAAAAGAAGTGGGCGGCCCGGCTGTGAGGCGGGTCGCCTACGGCACCTGCGTCGGCTCCTGGGAGAAGCTGCGCCGCAACGTCATCCCCTGGACCGGCGACCGGCCGCTGTTCGCCCTGTCCGGGCAGACGCAACTCACGGTGGCGTACAACACCATCCTCGACGCCTACCGCGGTCGGGACCTGGACGCGGTGATCCTGCTGCACGACGACCTGGAGATGCTCGACCCGCTCGCCGAGGACAAGTTCCTGATGGCCCTCACCGACCGGGACGTCGCGCTCGTCGGGGTGTGTGGCGGCAAGGGCGACAAGACGCTGGCCTGGTGGACGTCGGAGACGATCGGCCACCAGATGACCAACTCCGGAATGCTCGACTTCGGCGAGCGCACCGGGGACGTGGCCTTCATCGAAGGCTCGATCATGGTCTTCGGCCCGTGGGCCGTCGAGAACCTGCGCTTCGACGAGCGGTACCCGGGCTTCCTGGGCTACGACGATGTCTGCCTCACCGCCCGGGCCGCCGGCAAGCGGGTCACCGTCGCCGACGTGGACACCCACCACCACTCCACCGTCGGGTTCAAGTCGCCCGCGATCGCCGCCGCCTGGGACGTCGCGGAGGAGATCTTCCAGGAGAAGTGGTGGGGCCGGTGAAGCGCACCTCCTGCGCCGCGTGCGGCCACATCGAGTTGGACCAGTTCCTCGACCTCGGCGATTCACCCATCGCGGACGCCTACACAGCCACCGCGGACGAGGCCGTCGAGCGGTTCCCGCTCCAGGTGGCGGTGTGCGCGAAATGCCGGCTGGTGCAGCTGCTGGAGGTCGTCGACCACGACGTCCTCTTCGGTACCGGCTACAGCTTCTACAGCAGCGCGAGCGCGCCGCTGAGCGCCTACCACGCCGCCTACGCCCGGGACCTGCTGCGCCGGTACCCGGACCTCGCCCGCCGTGGCGTGGTCGAGGTGGGCTGCAACGACGGCGACATGCTGCGGCACTTCGCCGGCTACCCGGCGGTCGGCGTGGACCCGGCCGGCGGGCCGGCGGCCACCGCGATCGGGCGTGGCCTGGACGTGCTGGTGCGACCGTTCGGGCTCGCCGCCGCGCACGACATCCGGGACCGGCGCGGCCGGGCCGGGATCGTCATCGCCAACCACGTGCTCGCACACGTCGCCGACGTCGCCGACGTGCTCGCCGGCATCCGCGCCCTCCTTGCACCGGATGGCGTGGCCATGGTCGAGGTGCAGTACCTGCCGGATCTGCTCGTGAACAACGCGTTCGACCTCGTCTATCACGAGCACCGCAACTTCTTCAGCCTCAGCTCGCTGGAGCAGGCCGCATTGCGCCACGGGCTGTTCGTCGCCGGGGCGGCACTGACCGACCGGCAGGGCGGATCGCTGCGGGTCACCCTGACCACCCGCCCGACCCCGAATGCCTGGGTCGACCACATCCGCTCGCGCGAGGCATGGCTCGACGGAACCAGCGCCTACGAGGGGGTTCAGGGTCGGGTCGACTGGATCCGTGACCGGCTCACGGCGATGGTCGGCGTCATCGCGGCCGACGGAACGGTTGCCGGCTACGGAGCGCCCGCCAAGGCGACCACGCTGCTGAACTACTGCGGGCTGACCGTGGACTCCATCGCCTACGTCGTCGACACCACCGAGGCCAAGCAGGGCCGATTCATTCCCGGCACCGGAATCCCGATCGTCGCGCCGCAGGACGTCCAGCGGCATCCGGACACCTACCTGTGCCTGGCCTGGAACTATGCCGGCGTCATCATGCGCAACAACCCCGGACCACGGTGGATCCTGCCCATTCCCGCCCCCGTGCTGTTGTGACGGCGCTGATCCTGGGAGTCAGCGGCCAGGACGGCTACTACCTGGCCACGCAGCTGCTCGAAGCCAGCGTTGAGGTGCACGGGGTGGTCCGCCGCCCCACCTCGTGGCCGCTCGGTGTCCGGCTCCACGCCGCGGATCTCCTCGACCAGGACTCGCTGCGGCAGGCCCTGCGCCGGTCCCGGCCCGACGTGGTCTACAACCTCGCCGCGGTCACCGCGCCCGGCGGAGCGTGGGGGGCCCCGCCGCCCCCACTGCTGGCCGAGGTGACCGGGCTCGGCGTGATCCGGCTGATGGACGCCATGTTGAGGGTCTGCCCGGACGCCCGGCTCGTGCACGCCTCGTCCAGTGCGGTCTACGACCCGCACCGCTACGGCCTGTACGGCATCAGCAAGCGGTTCGCCCACGACGCGGTGATCGGCTACCGAGCCCGGCTGCACTGCTCCAACGCGGTGCTGTACTCGCACACCTCACCCCGCCAGGACGGCAGGTTCCTCGCCCCGACGATCTGCTCCACCCTGGCCCGCATCCGTACCGGCTCCCCGGAGCGGCTACGGCTCACCGACGTTCTCGGCCGCCGTGACTGGGGCTACGCACCCGACTTCACCCGGGCGCTGACGCTGATCGGCACAGCGGACCGGCCCGGGGACTACGTCGTCGCCACCGGGCACCGCCACACCGTGCGGGACTTCGTGGACGTGGCCCTCGACGCGGCCGGACTGGACTGGTCCGTCGTCGACATCGACCAGGGGCCCGTCGCCCCCGCCGAGCACCCCGCCGACCTCGCCGAGGTGCAGGCGCTGGGGTGGAAACCCGGGACGAACTTCGCGGCGATGGTCCGGCTGATGGTGGAGGCCGCGTGGACATCAGCGTCGCCATAGCCACCCACCCGCCACGCATGGGGCCAGGGGGGCCGTACGAGCGGGCGCTCGCGAGCGTGCAGGCCCAGAGCCTGGCACCGACAGCCGTTCAGGTCGCGCTCGACGTCAGCGGCGCTGGCGCGGCCCACACCCGCAACCGCGCGCTCGCCATGGTCGACACGGAGTGGGTCGCTTTCCTGGACTCCGACGACGAGCTGTATCCGGACCACCTCAAGCTCTGCGCCCGCTACGCCCGCCTCACCGGAGTGGACGTCGTCTACCCGCGGTGGGACGGCGACGACCCGACCGGCATGCAGGGCAAACCCTTCGACGCCGCGCTGCTGGCCAGGGCGAACTACATCCCGGTCACCGTGCTCGCGCGCACCGAAGCCGTACGCGCGGCCGGCGGCTTCCAGGACCACCCCGACGAGACCGGCGACCCCTGCGAGGACTGGGGACTCTGGCTCGCCATGTGCGAGCAGGGCGCGAAGTTCGGCCACCTCCCGATCACGACATGGCGCATGCACCCCGGCGGTACCCGCGGCCGGCCGGACCGATAGGAGCAGCAATGCACGGTGGCACCATCGGCCCGTCCGGAGACCTCGGGCTGGCCATCATCCGCAGGTCCGGCGCCCGGATCCCCGTGGTCGAGCCGACCGCCTGGCCCATGCGCCCGGTCACCGTCACGGACGTGCTCGATCACGGCGCCCCACAGAAGGGCCTCAGCCGGGAGGTCAACGACTGGCGACTGCGCAACCTGCGGCACCTGTGGCGCGGGATCCGCAGGGTCGGGCTCGCCCGGTCGCTGCGGCTGCCGACGATGTACGGGCAGCTGTGGCTGACGGTGATCCGGGCCGACGGCGAGGTCGTCGACCTGGGTCTCGCGTCCCTGCGGGTTGTCACGACCGCAGGCGTGAACTTCCTCGTCGACGCCATGCAGGGCACGGTCGAGCCGGAGATCCTCAAGTACCACGGCATCGGCACCGGCAACACGGCCGAGGCCGCCGCCGACACCGCGCTGGTCACCGAGTCGACGACCGCGCTGAATCCGGACAGCACCCGCGCCACGGGCACGCTCACCGAGGGCGCGTCGGCGAACATCTTCCGCACCGTGGGCACCCTCACCGCGGACGCCACCATCGCCGCCGTCGAGCACGGCATCTTCAGCCAGGCCGCCACCGGCGGCGGGACACTGCTGGACCGCTCCGTGTTCTCCACGGTGACCCTGGCCTCCGGCGACTCCTTGCAGGCGACGTACGACCTCACCTTCACGGCCGGCTCCTAGAGGCGGTTCCGCTCAACCGACCGCAGGGAGACCACCCATGCCCGAGCTCGAACTGAACACCGGCCTGCCCCCGACCTCGCCCTACGTGATCCAGTTCGGGCTGAACGGCAAGGTCTTCACCTGCACCATCACGTTCAACGAGGGCACCAGGGCTCTTCAGAACATCAAGCTCGACCGGGACGCGGCGCTGACCCAGTACACCTCCCTGACGATCAACGGGGTGTCGATCGGCTCACCGACCGCCGGCGGCACGCTCACCGTCTCCGGGCCGACCCTGGCCGGGTTCGGCCTCAACGTGTTCGAGGACATCGGTCCCGTCGGACTGGCGTAGGCACTGAATGGCGATCGCGGCCGGCCTCGATCCGGCGTTCACCACGGCGACCACCGGATCGGCCGTGACGACCGCCGGGTTTTCGCCGGTCGCCAACTCGCTGATCGTCGCGGTGGCCAGCACCGACAGCGGGACGGGCACCATCACCGTCGTCTTCTCCGATTCGGTCGGTCTCAGCTGGACGGAGATCCTGCCCGAGCAGACCGGCACCGGCGGCGGAACGGTGTCCGCGGCGTGGGCGTACACCACCCCGTCGCAGTCCGGCATGACCGTCACCACGACGTGGACCGGCACCGGCACCAGCGGTGGAAAAGGCGTCAAGGTCACCACGTTCACCGGCGCACATTCCACGGTGCCGATCGGCGCGTCGAGCCGGGGCACCAGCGGCACCAACAACCTGACGGTGTCCTACACCAACACCGTCGACGGCTCGCTGGGCATGGCCGCCGGCACCGAGTTCAACGCCCTCGGCCTGCCCACGAGCACCGACACCGAGCAGGCGTACCACCTCAGTGGCGCCGTCGACGGGATCTCGGTGTACAAGGCCGCGACCACCTCCGGCACCGGCGGCACGGTGAACCTCAACCTCGACGCCGGCTCGACCGGCACCGCCATGTGGTCCTACTTCGTGTTCGAACTCCTCCCGGCCGCGGCTGCCGCCGTGTCGGACCCGCCGCGCCGTCGCCCGCAGATGGGCGCCCTCATCCAGCTCTAGGAGGGACACGCACATGGCGGCTCAGCGCGGCGTGTACACGATCAGCTTCAGCGAACAGACCATCGCGAGCGCCAGCGGCGACTACGACCTGTTCGAGCTGGTGCCGGTGGACGACCGGCCGATCGAGCTGGTCGCGCTGTTCCTCGGCAACAAATCCGAGGTCGGCGACGCCCAGGACGAGATGCTGTCCATCAACATCATCACGGACTACACCAGCAGTTCGAACGGGTCGGCGACGACGCCGCGACCGCTGGACCCCCGCGACGGGGCAGCCGGATTCAGTGCCGAGACCCTCGGCGCGACGGTCGCCACCACCGGTACGCCGATCACCGTGCATGCCGACACCTTCAACGTCCGCGGCGGCTACCAGCTGATCCTGCCGGAGATCATGCGGCCCAAGGTCGACCAGGGCGATACCGCCATGTACATCCGCCTCACCTCGGCCGCAGCGGACGATCTCACCCTGTCCGGGACCGCGTACGTCCGCGAGCTGTAGGGGGCGGCGGTGCCGCTGTTCGGGCCGGACACCACCTGGCAGTACGTCCGGCCCCGACCGCGGTCGGTTCCATCGGTCGCGGCGGGCGGGACGCTCTTCACCCAGGACGTCTCCGGTTCCATCACCCCGGCCGGTGCGCTGGTCCGTCAGACCAACAAGACACTCGCCGGATCGATCACCCCGAGCGGCGCGCTGCTGCGCACCGTGGGCAAGACCCTGGCGGGATCGATCGCACCGACCGGTGCGTTGCTGAAGCAGACCGCGAAGAACCTCGCCGGCACCATCACGCCGGCCGGTGCACTGTCGACGATCAAGGCGGTCCTGCGGTCCTTCGCCGGGTCTCTAACGCCGGACGGCGCGCTCCTGCGGCAGGACCAGAAGCCCCTCGCCGGCTCGCTCACGCCCGTCGGCGTACTGGTCAAGCAGACCGCCAAGTCCTTCGCCGGCAGCATCACCCCCACCGGTGCGCTCGGTGTCATCAAGGCGTTCCTGCGCAGCTTCGCCGGCAACCTGACCCCGGCGGGCAGCCTCGTCCGGCAGGACCAGAAAGCCACCACCGGAACACTCTCCCCGGCCGGCGAGCTGGCGAAGCAGACCGCGAAGCGCCTCGCCGGCACCATCACCCCGACAGGTGCTCTCGCGGCGGCAAAGGCGGTCCTGCGGTCCTTCGCCGGCACGCTGACCCCCGCGGGTGCACTGGTCCGCCAGGCCGGCAAGGCCTTCGCCGGCAACCTCGCGCCGGCCGCGACGCTGACCCGCTCCATGACCAAGACCCTCGCCGGCACCCTGGCCGCGGCCGGTTCGCTGCTCAAGCAGACCGCGAAGCGGTTCACCGGCTCGGCGGCACCGGCCGGCACCGTCACCAACCAGGCCATCGTCGGCGGCGCCTTCCATCGCGCCACCTCCACGGCCGCGGTGACCGCCCGACGAACCTCCGCGCCGACCGTCACCGCCCGCCGCACATCGACGGCGGCCGTCACTGCGCGGCGCACCTCCACGCCAGCCGTCACCGGGGGTGAGTAGTGGGCGCCGAGGTGTTCTTCACCAACGCGAGCGAACTGGCGACGCTGACCAATACCTTCGAGGTCAGCGACGTCGCCACCGACCCGACCACGGTGTCCCTCGTCATCACCGATCCCTCGGGCACCGCGACGACCTACACCTACGCGCTGGCCGAGATCACCAAGGACTCGACGGGCGTCTACCACAAGGACATCCCCTGCTCGACCGCCGGGACCTGGCAGTACGTGTGGATCGGCACCGGCACCGCGACCGATGTGGTCGCCGGGACCTGGACCGTCGTATCCACCGCGTTGCAGAACCTCTACTGCACACCGGAGATGCTGAAGAACCGCAAGGGCATCACCGACAACCTCGACGACTTCGAGATCCTCAGCGCCTGCCGGGCGGTGTCGCGGTGGATCGACGAGCAGTACTGCGAACGGCACTTCTACCGGCTCACCGCCACGAAGACCTTCAGCGCCGTCGACTGGTACTGCCTCACGGTCCCCGACCTGGTCACCGTCACCACCCTCAAGACCGACGAGGACGGCGACGGGGTCTTCGAGACCACCTGGACCGCCGACGTCGACTACCAGCTGCTGCCGGTCAACGCCGCCACCGAGCTGGAACAGAAACCGTACGACGAGATCAAGGTCATCGGCTCCCGGCTGTTCCCGGTCGTCTACGGCCGGGGCGTGCGGACCAACCGGGTGCAGGTCGCCGGGGTCTGGGGCTGGCCCGCCGTCCCCGCCCCGGTCACCGAGGCGGCGAAGATCTTGAGTGGCGACTACCTGAAGCTCGGCGCCATGGCCTTCGGGGTGCAGGGCTACGGCGAGTACGGCGCAGTGAGGGCCCGGATGAGCAACCCGGCCATGGAGATGCTCAACGCCTACCGGAGGAACCCGGTACTGATCGGCTGAAGCGGTGGTGAGCCTTGACCACCGTCGACGTCGCCGCCGGGGGATTGAAAACCCGGGTCGAGACCCTCGCCACCAGCGACTACGGGGTGCAGGGCGTCTTCGAATGGGCCGGGCCGATCCCGGTCTCCGGCAACCGCGCCGTCGCCGTCATCGAGTACGACGGCAATTCCCAGGTCACCACGGACGCCGCGACCGACATGCGGTTCAAGGTCACCATGCTGGTGTCGAAGGCGTCCGACCGTGTCGCGGTGTCGCGGCTCTACGGCTTCGCCGGCCCGGCCGACGCCACCGGCACCCTCCGCTCCGTGGTCGACGGCACGCTGGGCGGGCTGGTGGATTTCGCCATGGTCACCGGGGACGCCCCGCTGCGGGAGTACTCCCTCGGCACCGGCGAAGAGGCCGTCGCCCACCTCGGCATCGAGTTCGCCGTGCTGGTCGGCGCATGAGGTGGCTCGCCTGCCATCCTGGCCCGTCCTTCTCGGTGCAGGATCTCCACGTCGGGTGGGTCGAGGCGCTCCGTGCCGCCGGCGAACAGGTCATCGAGTACCCGCTCGGCTCCGCGATCACCTTCTACGACGCCGCCCTGATCCAGGTCGGCTCGGGCACGTTCCAGAAGGCGCTGACCGGAGAGCAGGCCACCGCGCTGGCCGGCGACCGGCTCGCCGGGGCGCTGTACAAGGTCCGCCCCGATGTGCTGCTGCTGACCAGCGGGTTCTTCCTGGATCCGCACCTGCTGGACCTGGCCCGCCGCGACGGCGTGACCGTGGTCCTGATCGCCACCGAGCAGCCCTACGAGCTGAGCCGCGAACTCGAGCTGGCCCGGCACTGCGACGTGGTCCTGCTCACCGACCCGACCACCCTCACCGAGTTCAGCCAGGTCACGACCGCGTTCCATCAGCCGCACTGCTACCGCCCGTCGCTGCACTGCCCCGGCCCACCCGACCCGACCCTGGTGTGCGATCTGGCCTTCGTCGGCACCGCCTACGAGTCGCGGATCGACTTCTTCGAGCGGATGGACCGCCACGACCTGGACGTGCTGCTGGCGGGGAACTGGCAGCAGCTCGCCGAGGACTCACCCCTGCGCCGGCACGTCGCGCACGGGCTGGAGGACTGCCTCGACAACGAGCAGACCGTGCAGGTCTACCGCTCCACCCGGGTGGGCCTGAACCTGTACCGCCGGGAGGCGGAGCACCCGGACCGGGTGGCCGGCTGGGGGATCGGACCCCGCGAGGTCGAGATGGCCGCGATCGGCTGCTTCTTCCTGCGCGACCCCCGCCCCGAAGGCGACGAGCTGTTCCCGACCCTGCCCACGTTCACCAGCCCGGAGCAGGCGTCCGACCAGCTGCGCTGGTGGCTCGACCGACCCGACGACCGCCGCGATGCGGCACTCAAGGCCCGCGAAGCCATCGCTGACCGCACCTTCTTCGCTGCCGCGGCGCGGCTGCTACGCCACCTTGACCTGAGGAGCACCACATGAGCCGCTTGGCCGGCCGCAACGGGCGGGTTTACCTAGGCATTGCCTCGACGTCGGCGACCGCGAGCCCGCTGCCGTTCCAGGCGAAGTGGTCGATCGACTTCGGCAACGACAAGATCGATGTCACGGCGATGGGCGACAACGGCAAGACCTACGTCGGCGGCATGGCCAACCAGACCGGGGACTTCAGCGGCTTCTACGACGACGCCACCGCCCAGACCTACACCGCGGCGGTCGACGGGCTGAGCCGCAAGTTCTACCTGTACCCGAGCATTCTCAACACCGGCCAGTACTACTACGGCACCGTCATCGTCGACATGAACGTCAACGGCGACGTGTCGGGCGCCGTGGAGATGTCCGCGAGCTGGTCGGCCGCCTCGGACATTCTCAAGGTCGGCTAGTGCCGCAGGAGTTCATCTCGATCCGGGTCCTGGGCGAGGATGGGCTGCGGACCGTGGCCCGCCGGCTCGACGAGGGACCGCACATCCTGCGTCGCGAGCTGGAGCAGCACATCCGCCGCGCCGCCCGCCCGGCCCGCGACGAGGTCCGCCGGGCGATCCTGGCCGAGCCGATGTTCGCGGTCCGCGGCTGGGTGCCGCGCTCGCTCAAGAAGCCGCACCTGCTCAGCCCGGGCCCGCTGCACCGGCCGGTGGCCAACGCCGTGCAGATGACCATCTCCACCGCCGGAGACCCCCGGGTGGAGATCAAAATGGACGACGCGCTCATCCCGTTCAAGCGTCGCTTCTTCGCCCGCTACGTCACCGGCCGCTCGAAGCGGCTCCGGCACCCGTTCCTGGGAAACCGGTCGAAGTGGGTCGCCCACCCCGGCGTCGTCGACGTGTGGTGGCCCACCCTGCGGCCCTGGCTGCGCCGAATGGCGCAGGCCCGCGACGACGCCGTCGAACAGGCCGCGCAACGCCTGGAAAGGTAACCATCCACCCATGAGGATCACCCTGACGGAGACGGACGCCGAACGGATCGGCTGCCCGCGGGTCGTCGAATTCGACGACGGCCGGATCATGACCCGGGAAGCGATCGCGATCCAGAAGAGCACCGGGTACACCCTCGAAGGCCTCGGCCGTGGCCTGAGCGGCCTGCCCGTCAAGGACCGCGACGGCAACATCCAGTACGTCACCGGCGAGGACGGCAACGAGATCGTCGACGAGTTCGGCCACCGCAAGGTGCTGCGCGAGGTTGACATCGAAGCGCTCCTCGTCGCGGCCTGGATCGCCGTGCGCCGCGCCGGGGTGCAGGTGCCCTGGGACGACTTCGACCTCGACCTGCTCGGCACCCAGTTCGGCGACGACGAGGTTGTGGACGAGGGAAAAGCCCCGCCTTCGGAGACGACGACCTCGCCGACCTGATCGCCTACTACGAGCCCGTCTTCGCCCAGGTCTACGGCATCGCGCCCTACGATATCGACCGGCTGACCTGGTACCAGTGGGACCGGCTACGCCGCTACATCGAGCAGCTCAACGAGGGCTGACGCGCGGGTGGTGATCCATGTCGATCACCACGCTCATCGTCGCCGTACGCACCAGCGGCGCTGCCGGGCTGGCCCGGCTCGGCGCCGGCTTCACCGCCCTGCACGGCCGGGCGCAGGCCGCGTCCCGGTCGATCACCACCGCGTTCGGACCGCGGCTGCGCACCACGATGAACCGGGCACAGCGCGCGATGCAGGACTTCGGCAGGGTGGTCGGGGAGGTCGGTGGCGAGGTGCTGTCCAGCTTCGCCCGGCTCGGCCCGCTGATCGCCGGGGTGGCCGGGCTGATCCTCGCCGCCATCCCCGCGATCATCGACCTGTCCGGGCTGATCACCCTGCTGCCGCCGGCGATCCTCGCCGCCGCGGCCTCGCTGGTCGTGCTGAAGATGGCGTTCAAGGGCGTCGGCGGAGCGATTTCCGCCGGACTCAAGGGCGACTGGAACAAGTGGGAGAAGGCGCACAAGAACTTCCCCCGCAGCGCGCACGACTTCGCTGCCGCGGTGGTCATCGTGGCGAACTCCTGGAAGAAGCTGCAACGGGCCGTCCAGGAGAACTTCTTCCACGGCCTCGGTGCCACGCTGCGCCAACTTAACGCCTCCTACATGCCCACCCTGTCGAAGTGGCTCGTCAACATCTCCGGCGACTTCGGCACCATGCTGCGCCGCTTCGGGGAATGGCTGCACCAGCCGGCCCAGGTGGCCCAGGTCGAGGGGATCTTCCGGAACCTGTCGGAAGTGATCCACGGACTGCTGCGCACCTTGCAGCCGCTGACCCAGATCTTCCTGGACATCGCCTCGGTCGCCGCACCCCGGCTGGCCAGCATGACGGGCAACTTCGCCGACTCCATGGACCGGCTGGCGGCGAAGATCCGCGAGCTGCGCGACAACGGAAAACTCGGCGAATGGGTCGACAAGGCCCGGGTCCAGTTCGCCGTGCTGCGCGACATCATCCGCGACCTCGGCGGCATCATCGGCGCCTTCTACACCGGCGCCGCGGCGGAGGGTAAGCCGTTCCTGGAGCAGGTCCGCGACCAGACCCGGGCGATGAACGAGTTCTTCCACAGCCAGGACGGCCAGGACCTCATCGGCGCCCTCACCGCGATCGGCACCGCCATCATCGCGCTCGGCTCGGTCATCGCCGGGCTGACGGCCTTCTTCAAGCAGGCATTCCTCGGCATGTACATGATCGCCGTCGACGTGATGGCCGGGATCCTGCACGCCGCAGCCAACGCGTTCGGCTGGATCCCCGGCATCGGCCCGAAGCTCCGACAGGCCTCCGCCGAGTTCGACGCGTTCGCCGTCCAGGTGAACCAGTCGGTGGCCAACATCGACCAGGACCGCGAGGTCAACTTCACGTACCTGGTCCACGCCCGCATCGACCCGGCAGCGGCGCCGTACGCGGGGATCAACCAGCTCAACACCACCAAACATGTTTCGGGCATCCAGTTCCGCGCCCGCGGCGGCCCGGTGGTGCGCGGCCGGCCCTACGTCGTCGGCGAGAACGGCCCGGAGTTCTTCGTCCCCTCCAGTGGTGGCCGGGTGCTGCCGAACGGCGGCGGCGGAACGGGTGGGGGTGGCGCGATGTCGACCTCGCCGGGTACGGGCCGGTACACCGGCCTGGAGGCCATGTTCAAGAAGTGGCTCGATGACGGCCTGTTCAGCGGAAAGCTGAAGTACCAGGTCACCAACGGCAGATTGCAGCCGGTATGAGCCTGCCGAACGGGCTGAAGATCTGGCTCGCCCTCGGCGCCGACCTGACACGCAATCCAAGCTTCTGGACCTGGACCGACGTCACCGCCTACACCCTGCACGACGACGGCGGCGGCGTCACCATCGACATCGGCTACCCGGAAGGCTCCGACGAGGCCTCCGCCACCCGGATCGCGTTCCTGGCCAACAACCAGGACGGACGCTGGTCGCCGAACAATCCCGCCGGCGCCTGGTTCGGCCAGATCGACATCGACACCCCGGTCAAGGTCACCTTCGACCCCGGATCCGGGGACGTCACCCGCGGCATCGCGTTCCTCGCCGACCTGCCGCTGGAGTGGACCACCGGCGGGAAGTTCCGCTTCGTGCGGGTCGAAGCGTTCGGGCGCCTGGCCCGGATGGAGACCGCCGACAGCCTCGACAGCAACGCCCGCCGCACCGCGCTGTTCTGGGGACCACCGATCGGGTACTGGCCAGCCGAGGATGCCGGCGGCTCGCTGAAGCTCGCCTCGGCGATCGCCGGCCAACCCGACGCATCCATCGCCGGCACCACCGCGACAAACGAGTTCGCCGGCTCGAAGCCTCTGGTCGCGTGGACCGCGACCGCGCACGTCGGCGGCACGATCGCCCCCTACGTCCGGCCGCAGCCGGAGGCGTGGGCGTTCGTCTTCGCCCTGTCGATCCCGTCCCGACCGTCCGCGACCACGCCGTTCTTCCTGGTACGCCTTTCGGAGCCGCCGGCCACCTTCCGGTACTTCCTCATCGAGATCGACAACGGCACGCCGGCCACCGTGTTCCTGCGCGCCTACACCGCCGCTGGCGCGGAGCTGTTGTCCGACGCCGGGATCAACTTCACCAATGTGTCGGCGAACCATGATCACGAGCCGTTCGACGAACGCATCGGTGTCGAGTTCTCCGCCGTCCAGAACGGCACCGGCATCGACTGGTCGATGACCCTGTGGGGTGAGGGCGGTACCGGGCAGGCCACCAGCGGAACGCTCGCGTCGAACACCCTGGGCCCATTGACCTTCTGGGGCATCGGAGCCCAGGCAAACATGGACGGCTGGACCCTTGGTCACTTCGCCGCCTATACAGCGTCGAGCAGCGCCGACGCGGTGGCGCCGGACCTCGCGACCGCCGGGGTCGGCACCACCGCCGGCGCCCGCTTCGAGGCGCAGGCCGCGATGGACCCGAGCCTGCTCGCGGCGGCCAGCGACGGCGCCGCCGGCCCGCCCATGGGTCCGGTGCCGACGGACAGTCTGCTGATGGTTCTGCGGGAGTGCGCCACCGCCAACGGCGGTCTGTTCTGGGAGCGTCCGGACGGCACGCTGTACCTGCTGGCGTTGGGTGACCTGTACGACCGGTCGGTCGCGCTGTCCCTCGTCTACGGGACCCATCTGCGCAACCTGGCCCCGATCAGCGCTGTGCGGGACTTCGTCAACCGGGTCACCGTCTCGCAGCCTTCGGGCGGCGCCGGGGTGACCGTGGACGCCACCGGCCCACTGGGCCCTGCCACCCGCGGAGTGGTGCGGTCGAAATCCGTCACCGTCAACACCCAGTTCGACACGGACCTGCGCTCCTACGCCCAGTGGATAGCGGCGCTGGGCACAGTGCAGGACTCCCGCTACACCGTGGACCTCCAGTTCCACGGCAAGGCGTCGAGCAAGTTGGCGACCTGGTTGACCATGGACATCGGGGACCGGGTCCAGATCACCAGCCCGCCGGCGTGGCTGCCACCGGACACCATCGACGGCTACGTGCGTGGCTACACAGAGCACATCAACCGCCACGAGTACGACCTGACGCTGCGGCTGCTGCCGTACCGGCCCTACCTGTCGTGGACCGTGGAGGGCTCCGGCAACACCGGCCGCGCGGACACCTCCGGCTCACGGCTGCTGGCGGCGGTCACCAGCTCGGGAACGTCGGCGATCGTCGGGACCTACGGCAACCCGAGGGCCACCAGCCGCACGGCGGCGAAGTGGTCGACGGCGTCCGTGCCGTACGACCTGGCGATCCGGGCGGCGGAGCGGGTCACCTGCACCGCCGCCGCGAACAATGCGCCGACGTTCGTCGCGGCCGGCGCGGCGAGCCACGGGGACGCGATCGACCTAACCCCCGCCTTGCCGGCCGGCTTGACGGCCGGGGACCTGGTCCTGTGCCTGGCCGCGATCCGAAGCACGAGTGGCCAGATCTTCGAGAGCACGGAGACCTGGACCCGCCTGCCGATATTCGGCAGCTCCGACAATGTGGCGCTGTGGGCCACGACCTACGCCAGCGGCATGGCCGCGCCGGTGATGAACTTCTTCGGCACGTTCGGCGCCGGCGACACCACGAGCGCCCAGACCTGCGCGTTCCGCTACGCCCAACCGGTCGTGCACGCCACGGCGGTCCGCACCGCCAACGCCGCAGCGGCGAACATCTCCGTCCCCGGCCTGGTGGTGCAACGCAACGGCTGCGTCATCATCGCGGCCGGCTGGAAACAGGACGACTGGACCAGCGTCGCGACACTGAGCGGCTTCACCGAGATCGGCGAGCCGAGCACGACCACTGGCAACGACCAGGGCCTGGTCTGGGACTACGTCATCCAGACAACCGCCACCGACATCGCCTCGACGAGTTTCGTGGTCACTGGCGGCACCAACCAGATCAGCAAGGCGGGCGTGGTCGCGATCCTCGGCGACTGCCAGACGCTGACCCTCACCCGCAACGTCAACTCCATCTCCGGCGGGGTCGCGCACCCGGCCGGTTCTGAGGTCAATCTCTGGCGGGCGGGGGTGGTCCGCCGCCCATGACGATCAGCGCGGGGGACACCCCGGACGCCGACGACCTCAACGCACTGGGCCTGCCCGGCACAGCGATCGCCTGGGGCCAGCGGACCAGCTCGGTGACGTTCACCGGTACCGAGATCGGGGTGCTGCGGCTGGACAGCGTCAGCCTCCAGGCCGGCTACCGCTACGAGGTCCGCACCAGCAACCTGCGGGTCAACATGACCTCCGGCGAGACCACGAAGCTCTTCCTGCGGGTCAACACCGCCGGCACCGCGACCACCTCGTCCACCGTTCTGGTGTCGGCGGAGGGCAACGCCAACTCGGGCTTCACTCCGGCGCAGGCGCCGGTCATCTCGGTGACGTACGCGCCCGGTGCCGTCACGGCGAGCTTCCTGCTGTCGCTCGGCCGGTCCGGTGGGTCGAACAACACGACGATCACCGGCTCGTCGATCCAGCCGATCGAGATGTGGATCGTCAACCTCGGCACCGACCCGGGTGACACCGGCGTCGACGTCTGACAAGGGGGCGTCGATGCAGTCACCGGAGTATCCCGAGCTGCCGTTCGTCCAGCCGGCCGCCTACGGCACCGGCAGGGACGGACGGCGGGTCATGTACTCGGTCATCCACTACACCGCCGGCGCCGAGCGCAGCACCAGCGCGGAGGACGGCGCGGCGTACGACCAGCGCCGGACGGACGGCACGAGCTGCCATTTCTTCCACGACAGCAACAGCACCGTGCAGTGCGTGCTGACCTCCAACCGGTCGAACAGTGCGTTCAGCAAAGGGAACCGGCTCGGCATCCACCACGAGCTGTGCGGCACCCAGCAGACCCGCGCCCAGTGGCTCGACGAAGCCAGTTACGGCACCCTGCGACAGGCGGCGAGGTGGGTCGCGGAGGACTGCAAGAAGTACGGGCTGCCGGTGCGCAAGATGACGCCGGCCGAGGTTCGCGCGTCCTGGTACACCGCGAACTCCGCCGGGCCGAAAGGCATCTGCGGGCACGCCGACATCACCCTCGCCTACCCGGAAGACGGCGGCGACCACATGGACCCCGGGACCGAGTTCCCGTGGGACGTCTTCCTGCCCATGGTCGCGGCGTACGTCGGCGGCAAAACCCCAACCAACTCGACGACAGGAGGCGACGACGTGGGTCGACAGATGCTCATCAAGGCCGACAGCAAACTCTGGCTCGTCGACGGCATGTGGCGACGGCCGGTCCCGGACGCCTGGTACGCCAACGGGACCGGACCGATCAGCGACCAGCAGGTCCACCAGGCCGCCCTCCTCGGCGCCATGGGCACCCCGTACTCGACCGGCGGGGACCTCGACGTGTGGGGCATCGACATCGAGACCCGGGTCGCGTCCCGCGTATCCGCGGCGCTCGCGCCGATCGGGGACCGGCTGAACCACATCGACGACCTCCTCAGCACGGCCGGCGGCAGCGTCGACAACGCACCCGTGCTCGCCGCGGTCGCGGAACTGCGCGCCGTCCTGGCCGCCGCGGCGCACGCCGGCGCCGACCAGTACGACGCCTGACCGCACGACCTCTGCGACCTGGACCCCGTCGCAGGGCATACCGACCCGCTGATCGGTGGGTACCGCAAGCGGAGATAGGAGCGGCGGTGCGTGAAGGCGGAGCGAGTCATCGGACTGATCACGGTGTTGGTGCGCGACGTCGTGCCGACACTCACGGGATCGTTCGGGGTGGGGTGGATGCTGTACCACGATTCGGTCGACCCCACGGCGATGCTGGTCATGGCCGCACTCCTGGGCATCCCCGGCGCGCTGGGGGCGCGGCGGCTGGCGCAATCGGCGGAATCTGGTACGCCCGGATCTGGGTCGGACTCAGCACCCTCCTCGTCACCGCTGCCGTCGCCATCACCGCCATCTTCGAACTGAGCCGGCGATGACCGGGCCGATGTCGAAGCGACGCCTCGGCGCGTTGGCGGCCATCGGGCTCTCGCTGATCACGCTCGGCGGTGGCGGGTACGCCTACACGAACTGGTCCATCTCCCAGCAGGACAAGGCGGAGCGGGCGAACGACCAGCGGTGGTGCAAGCTGTTGACCACGTTGGACGAGGCGTACCGGGCCACGCCGCCGCAGACCCCGACCGGGCAACGGGTGGCCGCGGACATCCACAACCTGCGGGCCGAGCTTGGCTGCGGCTGATGGTTTCCCTGCGCACGCACCTGCGCGAGCTGGCCAAACTACGCGCGGAGGTGCGGGCCGAGCGTGACCGCCGCTATGCCGAGGTGTCCGTCGAGCGCGAGAAGGCGCTGAAGATCAAAGAGGTGGCGGACCTCGCCGCGCTGCAACTCGCGAGGGAAATCCAGACATACAAGGACGAAAAGGCTAACGAGTTGCGGTCCCAGATCGAGCGGGAACGCGGCACCTACGCCACCCAGAACGACCTGCGCGCCGCCGTCGAACGCATGGAAGCGCTCATCAAGCCGCTGTCCGACTACGTCCTGTCCCAGCAGGGCCGCGGCGCACTGTCCAGCGCGATGATCGGCTGGCTGTTCGCCGCGGCCGGCCTCGCCGTCGCCCTCGCCGTGTTCGTCACCCGCTGACGCGGCATGCACATGGTCGTCAAGATGCTGATCTCCGACGAGTCCGGCCCACCCACCTGCGACCGGGCCGGCTGCAACCAGCCCTGGCCCGGACCACCCGGACACCAGATGCCCGGCGGCTACCGCATCAACGGCCGGGACCAACACAGCCGGCCCGTGATCCAGCTCTACTGCTCCGAGGAGTGCGCCATCGCCGATGACGGTCGTGGGTGCGACGGCCTCGGGCTTTCCTGAGGAGGACGTTCATGCTCGCCGTCGTCGCGCTGATCTGCTTCGTGCTGTCGCTGTTCCACGCCCACCTCGGTGGGATCGACTTCACCGTGCTGGGCCTGGCGTTCGTGGCCGCTCATCTTGCGTTCGCCGGGTTCACCGCGTGGGGACCGTGGCGCGGGCGGCCGAATCCGTGACCTCAAGTTCTCGACAAGGAGTAACCGGCATGGAGCCGTCTGTCGGCCGGATCGTCCACTACGTCAGCTACGGGACGCCGGGCGGTGAGTACACCTCGGAGTGCCGCGCGGCTGTGATCACCGCTGTGCACGGCAGCGACCCGGTGCCCGAGAACGGCGTTCCGTACGTGGATCTCTTCGTGATGAACCCGACCGGCGTCTTTCTGAACCAGCAGTGCCGTTACGAGCACGAGGACAACGGTCCTGATGAAGGCAAGCCACGCGGCGGCACATGGCACTGGCCCGAGCGGGTCTGACTGTGGCCCTCCGGCAGGGCGACGTCGGCTTCTCCACCATCGGCGGGCACACCGGCTGGGGTGTCAACCTCGGACAGGCGATCCTGCGGGACTCCTGCCGGTTCACCCACGCCTACCTGGTCCTCGACGGGGACCGGTGCATCGAGGCCATGCCGGCCGGCGCCAGGATCGTCCCGATGGGCGAGCGCCACGGCCCGGGCTACGCCTACGCCCGGCTGGACCTCTCCGACGCGCAGCGGGACATGGCCGGCAAGGTCGCTTCCAAGCTGGACGGCACGCCGTACTCCTTCGCCGACTACCTCGCCCTCGCGGCGGTGCAGGTGCACATCTCGACCCCGCGGCTGCGCCGGTACGTGTCGTCCTCCGCTCGGATGATCTGCTCGCAGCTCGTCGATCACATCCTGTGCCTGGTCGGGTGCCACGTCTTCGACGACGGTCGGTTGCCGCAGGACGTCACCCCGGGAGATCTGTTCTACGCAACGGACCCACGGGTCGAGTAGGAGATGACCATGACTCATTCCAGCCCGCCACCGTCCGTGGTGACCGGCACCGCCACCGAACCCCTGCTGTCCCGCGCGAGCATCATCGCCGTGGCCACGGCCCTCCTCGGTGTGCTCGCGGCGTGGGGACTGCCGCTGACCAACACCCAGCAGGCCGCGGTCCTCTACCTGATCGGGCTGGTCGCCCCGCTGGTGCTGGCCTGGTGGGCGCGCAGGCACGTGAACTCGCCGGCCACGATGAAGGCGGTCCTGAACCGGCGCAACCCGTAGCATTTGATACGTCCCCCTTCGCCGGCTCGATCACCCTCCGGGTCGGGCCGGCCTCCCTGATCTCAGTTCCTTCGCGGATAGCGGCCCGGCCGCGCGCCCTCTACTCCAGGCGCGCGGTCGGGCCGCCTCTTCGTGTCCGCATGTCGGTGGAACAGATCAGCACCGAGGTGTACCGTCAGCCCTGCTCGACCGGTGCGAAGCCCGCGGTTACTTCTTCAAGCGAAAAACACCGCTGGCGTCCTGATCTCGGTCGAGCCCACAACTCGATATGCACCTCCCCGGTGCGCAGGCAGCGGTTACTTCTAATCCGTGGGTCGCAGGTTCGAGTCCTGCCGTCAGCCTCGGCTGGCGTAGCTCAGATGGCAGAGCGATGGAATCCAACACCGTTGCCGACCTTGATCTCGGGGAGTTCAACTTCAGAGGCAGTGCCCGGTGCGCAGGTAGCGGATACTTCACTTTGGGAGTGCGAGGTCGCAGGGTGCAAATCCCTGCCCACCCGATCAACGACGGGTGGTAGCTCAGTAGTAGAGCGCGTAACGGTTCCCGCCACCGTCTTGATCTCGGGCACTTCTTCTGCAACGCGGCTCCCTCCTCTCCGGATGGGAGCCGTTTCGCATGGCGAAGTTCAACGTCACCGATACCCGCGCAGCTCGCGGCGCCGGCCCGATCGTGGCCGAGCGCACGCCGTCGACCGTGACGCACGAGGGCGGACCCGGCTACGTCCGCGACGCCAAGAGCGAACTGTTCCTCCTCGCGGTGAGCAACTTCGTCGGTGAGGCGACGTTCTACGAGTCCGCCGACCAGCGGGACAACCGGTACGCCACCCTCGTCCGCAAGGTCGCCGTCGCGGATCCGCAATGGACGGCCGGTTTCCTCGGCTGGTTGCGCGGGGACGGAAACATGCGCTCCGCCTCTCTCGTTGGCGCGCTCGAAGCCGCCTCGGCGATGCTCGCGGCGAAGATTCCCGGCGCCCGCTCGATCGTGGCCAGCGTGCTCCAGCGTGCAGATGAGCCGGGGGAGGCACTCGCCTACTGGACGTCTCACTACGGCCGGGCCGTCCCGAAGCCGGTCAAGCGTGGCATCGCCGACGCGGTCAAGCGTCTCTACACCGAGTTCGCACTCCTGCGCTACGACACCGCGAGCAAGGGCTACCGCTTCGGCGACGTCATCGACCTCGTCCACCCCGACGCGGCCGCGCCGTGGCAAGGCGCCCTGTTCCGCTGCGCACTGGACCGGCGGCACAACCGGGACAGTTCCGACCTCACCGCGCTGCCGATGGTCGACGCCCACTACGGACTTCGGGCCGACCCGGACCCGCTGGCCTGGCTGTTCCCCGACCGGCTCCGCGCTGCCGGGATGACCTGGGAGGACGCGCTGTCGGCGGTCGGCTCGAAGGTCGACAAGGCCCGCCTGTGGGAAGCGCTGATCCCGTCGATGGGTTACATGGCGCTCCTGCGGAACCTGCGCAACTTCGACGAGGCCGGGATCTCCGACGCCGCGGCGGGGCAGGTGGCCGCTCGGCTGGCCGACCCCGCACAGGTCGCGAAGTCGCGGCAGTTTCCGTACCGCTTCCTGGCGGCCTACGAGAACGCCCCGAACCTGCGCTGGTCGGTGCCGCTGGACAAGGCGCTCACCGCGTCGCTCGCGAACATCCCGACCCTGCCGGGCCGGTCCCTGGTGCTCGTGGACACCTCGGCGTCGATGACGAACCAGTCGTTCTCAGCCAAGAGCAAGATGACCCCGGCAAAGGCCGCCGCCGTGTTCGGTGTGGCGCTCGCCAGTCGGGGCATGGCCGACCTGTACGGCTGGGCGGACGGCCAGTTCCGCCACGACGTCCCCACGGGCGGATCGGTCATCCGCGAGGTGGACCGCTTCGTCGCCCGCACCGGGGAGGTCGGCCACGGTACGCAGATGGCCCTCGCTATCCGCTCGACGTTCGCCGGCCACGACCGGGTGTTCATCATCTCCGACATGCAGACCATGGGCGGCGGGTACGCGGGCGGGGTGACGGACGCAGTGCCGCGCTCCGTCCCGATGTACGGATTCAACCTCGGCGGCTACCGTCCGGCGGCGCTCGACGCGGGCTCGGTCAACCGGATCGAGTTCGGCGGGCTCACGGACGCCACGTTCCGGATGATTCCGCTGATCGAGGCTGGTCGGAACGCCGCGTGGCCGTGGGAGAACCCGGCGAGCTGACAGCGGATCTTGAATAGCGGCCCGGCCGCGCGCCCTCCTCCCTGGCGCGCGGCCGGGCCGCTTCTTGCTGTCCAGGATCAGCGGTGACGACACCCGGGGCAGTGCACCCCAGGACACACCCCGGCCCGACCGGCGAGGAACAGCAGACACGCTCCACCGCCGAGCACACCGAGGATCTGAGCCACATGCGCAGCGGCCCACGCGACCGCTAGGACGACGAGCCACACGATCGCACCGAGGACGAGGGCCGCGGCGGTGGAGCCGATCGCCCACCGCACCCATCGCCGCTGTCGGGGTGGTGTCGGAGCCTGTCGGGGTGGTGTCGGGGTCCGGGTCAACGCGGCCGGTCGGAGCACGACCCGCACCGCGACACCGCGCGGGCCGGCGCGCAGCGGCTCGACGGACACCAGCTGTCCGCGTCCCTCGGCGATCTCCAGGGCACGGCGTACGGCGTCGACGCTTCCGGCCCACTCCCGGACGACCTCGTTCACCGCTGCCGCCCACCAGAGGCGAGCCACACGATCCCGAGCCCGAGCATGGCCAACGCGACCGCCTTGATCGCCGTCCACAGCGCCGCGAACCAGACACGTCGGGTGGTGCGGACCAACTGCTGGGCGCCGCGGTAGTTCTTCCGGGCGACCTTCTCGCGCTCGACCGACACAGCGACCGCGGCGGCGATGAGCGCGACCAGGGCGCCGCCGGCCCACAGTGCCGCGGTCACCGGTTCGCCGCCTGCCGGATCCGGGCGAACCGGTTCCACACCCGCCGCCCCCACCGCAGCCGTCGGCCGCTCTGCCGGCACCAGCGGCACGGCTTGCCGACCGGCCGCCGCAGCACCCGGGTCTTGGCCATCACGACGCCCGCACCGTGGCAGCGGGAGCACCTGGCGAAGGGGAGCCAGGCGCACGCGGCGATGTAGAGGAGGACCGCGAGCATGACCAAGGCAACGATGTACGTCACTGGATTCCCCCCGTGATCGGTAGCGTGGCCTGCGCTACCGGTAGCGCGCGTGCTACCGACCGCGCTACCGCGTTTACGCAGGTCAGCGGGTCGGGTAGCACGTAGCGCCGACCCGACCCGGCAGCCCGGATCTGGCGTTCGCCGCGGAGTCCGGGCCCGGTCATCCGCTACCGCTACCCGCGAGAACCCGCCGCTGGATGGCCGCATCCAGTGCCGTCAGGTCGAAGCCCTGTCCGGTGCCGGACTCGAAGTGCTTGCGGTCCTTGACGCTCTTCGCGGCCACGCCGAGCCCGCGGACCTGGGCGGAGATGACGTCCGCGGTGAGGTCGCTGTAGTGCTCCGGCATCTGCTCGCGCATCCGCTCGGCCAGTTCGGGCCAGGAGATCCGGGCCTCGCCGGCGTAGAAGACGCTGCGGACGTCGCGGAGCACGTCGCGCAGGTCGCGGGCCATGTCCTCCCCGGCGGCCATGCCGGTGAGCAGGCCGAGCCGCTCGCGGTGCGCCCGCGCGGCCAGCAGGATGGCCTCGGCATCCTCGCCGGTGGCCAGTTCGCACCGCACCAGCGGCGTGTCGTCGGACGCCCCGTACAGGTAGCCGATGCCGCGGTACTCCTTGCCGACCGGCAGGGACGACGCGTCGTAGCCCTCCTGGTAGGCGTCACCGCCGAGCACGGCCATGGACACGTCGCGGCTGCCGCACTTGAGGGCGAAGCGCACCTGGTGGTTGTCGCGGTACCGGTTGAACAGGCGCTGCACGTCCCCGGCGCCGACACCCGAGGGCTTCTGCGAGCTGGACAGCAGGATCACCCCGGCCGACGGCCCCTGCGCCATGATGAAGCTGAGCAGCCCGGCGATCTGCTTGTTGACGTCCTGGTCCTCGCCTTCGAAGTAGACCTGGAACTCCTCCATGACCAGGAGCCACACGAACAGGTCCGGGAAGCGCGGGTCGCGGGCGAGTTCGCGGGTCAGCTTCCCCTCGGGGCACAACTCGACCGGCAGCTGGGACAACTGGTCATTGACGCGCTCGATGTGACGCTTGATCTCGATGAGGGCCATGAGGAGCATCTCGATCGGGTCGCCGTCCCGGTTCGGCGCCGTACCGAATATGATCATGTGAGCGACCAGGACGAACTTGCGCCAGTCCGGCGACTTCTTCCCGTCGACCACGGTCAGCCGAACATAGGGATCCAGCGCCGCATACAAGCCGATCAGGCGCGCAGTGAAGGTCTTGCCCTTCCTCGGCTGGGCCCCGATCAGGATCGAGTTCCACATCAGGTCCAGCAGCACGCGCCGCCCGCGCTCGTCGAGACCCAGCGGCATCGGCTCCCAGATGTCCCGCGGCCGGCGGTCCAGCATCACGGTCGGTCCGGCCGGGATGGCAAGCGGGTCATGGTCGGCCACGAACAGGGTGTGCGACCGGACCGACTCCTTGTCCCTGGTCAGGAATACCTGGAAGTCCGACACGTCCAACCCGGACGCGATCTTCGACTTCACGTTGACCGCGTCGGCGAACGTGCGCCCGAACGGCAGGACCACCTTCACCTGCGAGCCGGAGTCCATCGCGTCGCGGCTCATCGGCGACAGGAAGCCGATCTCCTCGTCCTTCTTGTCCGGATGCCCGAGCCCGGCCCGGTAGTACGCCCGCAGCACGATGTCCCCGCGCAGCTTGCGGTAGCGCTGCTGCACGACCGCCGAGCCGATCACCGGCCGCCCGAGCCGGCCCGCCCGCGCGAGCAGCGGCATGGCGGCCATCACCAGCGCGTACATCGTCCACCGTGGGGCGAAGTGCAGCAGCAGCTCGTACCCGACGACCAGGGCCGCGACCTCGCCGCCCAGCACCGTCCCCCGGTACAGCCGGATCGCCCTGACCTCCCGCATCAGCCGCGACCAGGTGTCCGGGTCGTTGTTCGTCGCCGCGGCCTGGCGTAGCTGGTCCTGCTCCGACACCCACCACCAGCGCTGCTGCCGCGCCGCCAGCCGTGCCGCACCGACGAGCGCGAACCAGCTCAGCAGCAGCGCATGCCACGGAGCCCGGAGCAGATGCCACCTGGTGATATGCCACCAGCGCCGCGACAGCCGCCGCATGCTGTTCTTCGCGTTCGACCAGGTACTCCAGTTCGCCGGCACGATCGGCAGGAATTCCTCGTCGCGACTGACGACGTCCACGTACACCGGCTCATGCCGGCGCGGCGGCTCCTCATCCAGCTCCACCTCGAAGCTGGTGTCCGAGGACTCGCGCGGCTTCTTGGCCGGATCGAACGGGCCCAGATCGGTCGGGTCCGTGGTCAACTAGTCACTCCTCCTCGTGGGGGGAGCGGGGTGCGGTCATCCCCTACCAAAGGTCAACCGCACCCCGCGGTCTCTACTTGCGCTTGATGCAGCCGTCCTTGCCGGCCACGGCCTTCGCCGAATTGATGCCCTTGACGGTGAATCGAGCGCTGCCCTTCGTGACCACATAGGTGTGGTCGTCGTCGGTGCGCTTGTACTCCTTCGCCTCCCGGCGGGCCTGCTTCTTCTCCGCCTTGGTGCGGTCCTCCCACGCCATCCCGATCTCCTTCTACTTCCGCGTGCCGGTTCCACTGCACGCCGAACACGGCCCATTGGTGTGTCGGCCAGTGCCGGAACAAGCCCTGCACTGGCGGGGAAGCGCGTTTCCGAGCACCGCGAGGTCGTCCGTGTCCTTCTTCTTCGCCATCTCGATCTCCTCCCTACTTGTTCCGGTGCGAGCGCGCCCACGCGGCTGCGTCGGCCATGCGCTTCGCCTCGGCGTCCGCCGCCGCCTTCGCGAGCGCCGCCTGTCGCTCCTGCTCCGCCCGCTGCCGGGCAACCGCCCGCTGATACGCCCGCTCGCCTTCGGGGTGCAGCTTCGTCATCTCGATCTCCTCCCTATTCCGTGCGGACCGACGTGGTCCGCCTCGATGTCGTGCTCTCCGCTGCGATTGCGTTCTTGGGTCGTCCGCCACGCGGCCGGCGAGCCTTGGAGGCCGCCTCGTCCACCCAGCGATGGAGGGTGCCTACCGTGACCTCTGCCGCCGCCGCGATCGCCGCAGGATCGGCGTCCGGCTCGGCCAATGAAGCCAGGGCAGCGGCACGTCGTGTGGCGCGCTCGGCGATCGGGTCGAGGTGGGCAATCTCGCGCAGCTCGTCACCCTGTTCGCCGCTGCCGGATTCACCCAGTGTTTGTGCTGGTAGATCACGTTCGGCGCTTACCGGATTGGGGGGTTCGCCGGCCGCCTTGGCCGGGGTCGATGTCTCAGCCCGGATGCGGTCGGCCAACTCGACCAGGCAGACCGAGGCGACGACAATCAGCCCGTCAACCGAGAGCGGGATCAGGTGGGCCGCGTCGGTCGCCTCGCCGTACCGGGCCGCTACCGCCGCCATGTGCCAATAGCTCACCCATGCGGCGATGCTGGCGATAACGCCGGCCGCGACGAGCCGTGCGGCGGTCAGGGCCCGTCGGTGGACCGGAACGCGAGCGATCAACTCAAGGGTGATGAGCAATGCCGCGGGTGGCCAGCCGGCGATCGTACGGGCGACAAGGTTCGGCTGGGCATGCAGCACGTTTGCGGTGATGCTCGCGACGATGCCGAGGACCAGGGCCGCCCGAACAGCCCACCTGATCCGCCTAAGCTGCATGGCTGTCATCACGGCACCAGCTCGCCGATAGGAGTCATGGGCAAACTGGCCGCGAGCCGGATAACGCGATCCAGCCCGATCCCGCGGAAGTACTCGTTCTTGCGTCGGCCGCCGACCATCCCGCAGGCGGCCAGAAGCAGAACCTCGTTCCGGATGAACTCGCTGTGCGGCGGCGACAACCAGAAGGTGACGACAGATACGCCGTAGGCGTCCGCGTCCCTGCGATGTTGGCGCAAGCGAACGCGGGGCACCTCGGTCTGGCCGACCTTGATGGCGCCGGTGTCGAACTGGACCGCGTAGAGATAGCCGGCGCCGGAATATCGGGGCGGGAGTTGAGCGAAGAGCTGCTCGACCTGATCGTTGTCCGCGATCAGGCGCGCCTTGGAGAACTTGATCGCAGCGTCCCAGATGCGCACGGATTTGGCCCGGTCAACGATCCGGATCGCTAGGTAGGTCAGAACCGTCATGGCGAGCGATAGCGCCAGGTGCAGGTACTGGCCGGTGATCGCAGCGAACACGGCGACGACGGGGAACCCCGCGAGCATGCAGTACAGCGAGTAGGCCGGCCGCCCGGCCGCACGATCGGCTCCCATTTCGGGTGTCATGCCACCTACGCTACAGTGGGTGGCATGACACCCGCAAGCCCGCCTCAGCAGGGGCGACATGACACCCTCGGCCCTATGCCGGGTAGGGGCACAACACGACGCACCATCCGCATGGATGAGGCGCTGTGGACAGCCCTCGGCGCTGCCGCCGCTGCCGCCGGCACCGACCGGGGAGCGATCCTCAAGGAGCTGGCGCGCTGGTATGCCGGGATGCCGGACGCCGAGCTGCCTGAGCGCCCCGCCGGGCCGGCCAGGGACTGACGCTCAGGGCTCATGACCGCGGCGCCGCAGCGCACCGCAGGAGCAGCCAGTCCGCCTCCGCCAGCACCTCGCCGTCGACCGACAGGCCAAGCGCACCTAGCAGGCCGACCACATGGCCGTGCGCCGCCGTCAGCGAGACCCGGTCCATCGGCACCGGCAGGCCGGCGTGCCGCAGCCGGGTCACCAGCTCGGCCAGCACCAGCGTCGGATCGGCGACGTTGACGCGGTGCGGTGCGATGGTCACGGCCGCCGCTCCTTACTCGGCGCGTCGCCGTGGATCTGGCGGATCACTTCGGTCATCCGGGCGATCGCCGCGACGTCCAGGACCCGGTCGCGACGGTCCCGCGCGCAGTGCCAGAAGTTGCACGGCCAGCGCTTGCGGCAGGAGCGGCACCGGCTGATGCCGAAGAACGACCAGAAACGCTGCGGTTGGTGCCGGCGTAGGGCGGCCTCGGCCGTCTCGGTGCGGGGGTCCATGGACGTCTCCCGTCGCGGTGTAATCCTGTGCACACCATGACGCCGCAATGTCGCCGTCCGCGACGACAGAACCGGCGTCCAAGAGACGTCCTTTGGGTGTCACTGTCGCCGGAAAGACGCTACCGTTGACCCATGTCCGTGCCGAACACCGCGCTCCGCGCCGTCCGCATCGGCCTGCGCATGTCCCAGGACGACCTCGCCCGGGCCATCCAGGAGGCCGGCCGGCGCGCCGGCCACCCCAACGACGCCAGCAAACGACTGGTTCAGCGATGGGAGGCCGGGCAGATCGCAGCACCACGACCGGCGTACGTCCGGGCGCTGGAAGCGGTCACCGGCCTGCCGATCGAAACGCTCGGATTCGGTGCCGTGGTCCCCGACGGGCACGGCGGCCACGACGTCGAACCCACCGCCCACCAGGTCGACTCCCGGCGCGCGCCGCAGTCAGCCCCGCAGGGCAACTTCACCGGCGTGTGGCTGTCGCGCTACGAGTACTTCAGCAGCACCCGGGCCGCCTCGTTCGTCGGGCAGCACCATGTGGTGATCCTCCAGCACGGCGACCGGTTGACCGTGCGGAGCCTGCCCGAATCGGCCGGGTCGATGCTCACGATGGACCTCACGACCGAGGGCAGCGTGCTGACCGGAACCTGGACGGAGCACACGGCCAAGGGCGGTCACTACCGCGGGGCGCGCTACCACGGCGCGATCCAGATGCTCGCCGAGCCGACCGGCCGGCGCATCAGCGGCAAGTGGGTCGGGTTCGGCAAGGAGATGGACGTCAACACCGGCCCGTGGGAACTGATCTTCCAGGACGCCTCGACGGCGCGATCCACCCTCGACCGGTACAACACTCCGCCACCATCCGAGTAGGGCCCTGCATATCCGGGGGCCGATCGGCTGAGTGACGTCGGTCGCTACAACGCGTAAACCTGTGAGGCGTGGACGAGCCCTACACCCTGCGCAACCTTATGCCCGCCGGCCGGCCGCCGCGGCGCGTCTCCACCCCGGTCATCGCCGCGCTCGTCGCCGGAGCGCTCGCCCTGGTCCTCATCGCCGCCGGCACTGTGGGGGCGGTCCGGTATCTCGATCACCGAACCCCGGCGGCACCGGCCCGGGTGGTCGACGGCATCCCGGCCCCGGACCCGGCCTGCCGCTCCGACATCGAGGACGTTACCGACCCGTGGGTCACCAACGGGTGGTGGGCCGGGTACGTCGACGGGCAGCCGAAGCAGATGACCAGTCAGGAGGCGGCAGCGATGTCGATCGGCGGACATGACATGCGCGGCGTCTGGCTCTGCCCACCGCACTAGGTCAGGGCCAGGGTGCCGTCCCAGCCACCCTCGACCTCGCTCCAGCCGAGCACCTGATACCCGCCCAGCGCCAGCCGCGCCGCGGCGACCTCACGGGCACGCTCGGCAGGTGCGGCGATCCACTCGCCGAAGATGGCCGTGCGTTCGCCGTCCCGTTTCGTCACGACCTCCAGCAGCCAGGAGCCGTGGAGCACGTCGCGTAGTTCGACCCACACGACCTGATCAGACCACGCCGCCGCCGACCCAGCCGAGGAACCGGCGAACGAGATCACCCGCGGTGAGCTTGTCGGCGAGGTCGCCGGCCGCCCCGATCATGTGGCTGGTCAGGTACATCATCAGCGGGACGGAGTGCCCGTCGTACTCCGCGCGCAGTTGCAGCCGCGCCGTGACACATGGCCAGGGGTTGTCACAGGTGCGGCACGACCACGACGGGCGGTCCGGCAGATGCGCGCTCACTGCAACCCCATCGGACCGGTGATCAACCACAGGAAGCCGACGGCGATGGCGGCGAGAGCGGCGGCGAGGATGAGCCAGCGGGTGAGCGTGCCGAGCCGGGTCACCGCCGCCACCCCGCCATCACCAGCGCCGCACCGACGGCGACCGGGATCAGGACCAGCAGGACGACCGACGCCGGCACCGGCAGGATCCGGCTCAACCCGAACGGCAGCACCACGCCCAGGACGACCACACCGGCGGCGAAGCGGGCCCGCTCGGCGCGGGTCCACCGCTGCACCGGCTCCCGCTCGGTGACCCACGCGATCTCGGTGCACGGCCACGACTGCCCGCAGCACCCGCACACCCTCCTGTTGCGCCTGTGTGTCGAGCGGATCTCGGCAACACGGGCCTCATCGTGCGGGGACAACCGGACCTCCATCAGGCCGGGGGTCCGGGGGCGCCACGGGCGAGGGGGACTGACGGGGCCCGGTCGCGTAGGCAGCCCCCGGACGATTCGGGGGGACCGGGCCGGGGCGGCTCCTGGCGGAGAGCACCCCGACCCGGCGGGCGGAACCAAGCCCAGCCGCCAAGCCGGGGGAGGTCCCACAGGCAACATAGGCGGCTAAGCTGACTAAGACAACCCAGTGTTGCTCCACTCAGTAAGGACGTGGTGATATTGGCGGGCCGCCAAGCTGGGAGAACTGCTGTGCCCGCCGAGTACGTCCGCGTCTACGAGTCCGTCGTCGCCCGGATCAGATCCGGGGAATGGCCGCCTGGCCACCAGTTGCCGTCGATCGCCAGGCTCGCCGACGAACTGGACACGAGCCAGACCACGGTCAAGTCCGCGCTGATGCTGCTGGGCCGGGACGGCTGGACGCGAGGGCAGCAGGGCAAGGCGACCTACGTCTCGGATGAGCCGCCAATTACTCCGAAACCGTAGCAATAAGCAGGAGTCTATCTGTGTTGGTCGATGGCGACGAACCATGGTGCGAGTGGTGTACGGGCGGGCGCCGATGCGCCAAGGCAGCGAACAGGGAGTTCGCCGACCTCAATCTCTGCTGGCATCACCACCTGTATCTGCTCGACCGGATCGATCAGGCGTTGATGCTGGACCCCGCGCTGGTGGTGCGGGTCCGACGGACCATCGCGGACATCGATGCCGCAGCGCGCCGCGGCAAGGTCGAGGAGCGCCGGTCCCGGCCGGCGTTCGTCTACTTCGCTGAGCGCGACGGATTCGTGAAGATCGGCTGGGGCAGGAACATCCCCAAGCGCATGAAGGAACTCGGCGCCGGCGACTCGGCGATCGAGGGCATGACCGTCGGTCCCGTCCGGTTGCTCGCGGCGATCGACGGAGGCGAGCAGCGGGAGGCGAGCCTTCACGCTCAGTTCGCCCACCTCCGCATCGGTGGCGAGTGGTTCTTGTTTGAGGCCGAGGTTCGCGAGTACATCGAATCGCTTGCGGGGCGCCGAGATGATCTCTTGGAACTCCAAGATCAAATTTTATGACTCATGAGTGACTCATGGAGATCGAAAAGACCCCTCGGGAGTGATCTCCCTTAGGGCCTCTGACCTGGGCGTAGGCGATGCAGGGATCGAACCTGCGACCTCTTCGGTGTGAACGAATGGAGGGCAATCCTTTGACCTGCATCGTTGCAACGTACCCGCAGATCAGAGCCCGTTTTGCGGTCCACTAGAGACCACTAGGGACCACTAGGGACAGTGCTCCTGACTCATGGGTGACTCATAGAGATCCACTGCGCGCGGCGCGGGTCGCGTTGCGCGCCCGGTCATGCCGGCCGTCGCCCGCGTGCAGGTACCGCAGGCTGGTACCGAGCGACTCGTGACCCATCAACGTCATGATCTCGTGGGCCGGAACGCCCTGCTCGCCGAGCCGGGTGCCGTACGAGTGGCGTAGATCGTGCGGTGTCGGCTGCGGATCCGCGAGCATCGCCCCGGCCACCGCCGCCCGGGCCGGATGCCCCCGGCGACCCGGATACGCCTCCCGGCCCTCCAACGCCACCGACCACACCCGGGCGTGCCACCGCGAGTAGTCCAGCGGCTTGCCCCTCGGCGTGCTCACCAGCAACTGCCCGCGGGTCAGCGTCATGACGTGCGCCCGCACCCGCGGCCACAGGTCCGCGTCGACGGGCACCGTGCGCGCGCCGGCCGGCGACTTCGGGTAGGGCCGGATGGTGCCGTCGCGTTCCAGCACCGGCCCGATCTTCAGCAGCGCCCGGTGCAGGTCGACGTGGTCCCGGTCCAGCGCGCCGGCCTCTTCCCACCGCAGCCCGCAGTACAGGAGCAGTTCGGTGAACAACCGCGCGTCCGGCCGTCCCGGGAACAGCCGGTCCATCGCGTCGAGCAGCTGCACGTCCTCCGCGGGCGCGAGGACCCGGTCCAGGTGCGCGTCGCGGCGCGGGGCGTTCACCGAACGGGCCGGGTTGCTGCGGATCTTCTGCGCGTCCACGGCGATCTCCAGCAGCGCGCGCAGCACCCCGAGGGCGCCCTGGATGGTGGCCGCCCCGACGTGGCGGCGTTCCATCGCCACCACCCACTCGGTCACGTCGGGCTTGAAGATCGCGCCGACCGGGACCTTCGCCCACTTCGGCTGCACGTGCACCCGCCAGTGCGACTCGTCCCGCTTGCGGCTGGCCTTCTCCAGCCGGCGGCCGTCGGCGTAGCGGTCCCACATCTCACCGATGGTGGTCTTGCCGGCCCGGGGGTCGATCCACTCGCCGCGGCTGACCGCGACCTCCTGCTCCCGGGCCCACTCGTTCGCCGCGCCCTGGAGCTTGAAGCTCTCGGTGATCCGACCGATCGGGGTCCGCACCGTGGCGGCGTAGAGCCCGGACGGCAGTCTGCGTACCCAGGCCATCAGACCTCCCGACGGAGGGGGGCCACGGTGCCGTTGGAGCGGCCACCGACCTCTTCGATCATGCCTCTAGTGTGCGCCCGGCCGAGCCACGTTTCGACACGCCCACCGAGCGAGTCGGACAGGTCGGCGCTCACCCCGGCGGCGACCTCACGGATCGCGGCGACCAGCTCGTCATGCGCGGTCCGGGCAGTACTCTCGGCCACCTTGTACAGCAACTGCTCGATCGAACCGGCCACGGCATGCGTCACCGCGGCGGCGATCCGCTCGGCGGCCTCGTCGGCCGCGCGGCGGGCGCCGGACTCGACCTGCCAGCCGTGGACCGCGACCACAGCGCCCACGATGGTGACGGTCAGCAGTATCCGGCTGAGCTGACGCGGCACGGTGATGCCGCCCGGGTCGATCGCGGCACCGATGAGTGCCATGGTGTAGAAGATGGCGCAGCCCGCGGCGGCGGTGCCGGCTGCCCGGACGACGATGCGGTACATCGGGGTGCCCCCTGATTCCCTCGGCGGATTCAGGTCCGGGCGCCGACCCGCCAATGGACGCGCGACCTGGGACGTGGCAACCCCGGGGTCCTGGGGGCTCAAGTGCTGATTTCCGGTTATCGTTACGCCACGCTGCGGCGTAACAACAGACCGGATGAGTGAATCTGGAAGATCCGTCACGTTTGACGATCCGCATGTTGCAGGTACCCATGACCGGTCAGCCGGCCCGGCGTCGCCCGGACGGCTTGACCTGGGATTTGGCCAGCTCGGCCCGTAACCCTGACGCGATGTAGGCGACGGTCTGACGCGCGTACCGCTGCTGGTCAGCCGTTAGGCCCCCGTCGAGGTACAGAGCGATGAAGTCGCGCAGTTCTGCCGGCAGCACGGTGAGGTCGACCTGGCCGGAGAGGTCCAGCTCCTGCGCGTCCGTCAGCCCCGCCGCGAGGAAGAGTTTGACCGGCGTCACGCCGAGTACCGCGGCGACCTTGCGGAGGGATTCGGTGCCGGGTTGTGCGGCACCGGAGCGCCAGCGGGAGAACACGCTCTGGTTGATCCCCGTGAGCCGGCCCAGCTCGGCGAAGTCGGGGATGCGTGGGCGCGCCTCATCCATGAGTCGGCGAAGGTACTCGCGGAACTCTTCGAATGGCCAGGTCGGCGCGTCCACGCGCAACACGGTACTGGCCATATACCCACCAGTCACGTGCTTGCAAGCAACCTAAAGCGCTGCATATTGCAGGTTTGAGATCAATGCATGTGCATCAGCTCATGCTTCGCAACCGTGCTTGCAAGCAACCGGCTGGGGATTTGGCACCTGATCTGGAAACTCGTCCGTTCGGACAGTTGCTTGTAAGCACGCAAGTTACTAGGTTGAGTGAATGGCAGGAAGTTCCGCACCACTCAGGCTCCGGCTCGCCGAGTTCGACCGGCTCACCGCGATCCGTGGCTGGACGACGGATCAGGCCCGGGCCTCCGCCCTCGGCGTGAGCCGGGCGCTGATGTCACGGGTCCGTAGCGGCGAACTGCGCCCGGGCCAGAAGTTCATCGCCGGCTGCCTCGCCATCTGGGGCGCGGCCGGGTACGACTTGCTGTTCGAAACCGAGCCGGAGCGGGTGGAACCGAACGGCGAGGCTGCGTAATGGCCGCCGCCCCGGAGATGACCGTCGAGGGCTTCGCCAAGCGGATCGGCAAGGGCGTCTCGACCGCCCGCCGCATCATCGCCCGCGGCGAGATCGACGTGACCAACATCGGCAGCACCAAACGGCCGTGTCTACGCATATCGGAAGCGGACTACCAGAAGTGGTTCAAGTCTCGCCGGATCGCCGGTCGGAGGTCTGCGGCATGAACACCGTCGTCACGGATGAAGTGGTCTGGAGCTTCCGACCGAAGTCAAAGGATCTCACTGTCGCTGAGCTGTCCGCGTTGTCCACAGACGAACTGCTCACCGAGAGCGAAGCGGGTAGGGCTGACCTGGTTGCCGCTGTCGAGCGGTGCCGGGAAGCGCGGGGTGCGCGGTGAGCGCCGTCGAGCTGGCCCGCCCACCGGCCGAGTACATCGCGGCCGTGGTCGCGGACATCCGGGCTGGCCGCACGCACCACCCAGCGGCGATCGACGAGGCCGGGATCCTGACCAGTCTCAAGATGCTGACCCGGGCGCAGCAGCCGCAGCCGGTCGTGGACTGCACGGCGATCTTCAACATGCAGCGGGTCGCGGAGAGTGTGGCCCTGTACGACGACCACCCGCAGCTCACGCCGCCATGGGAAGACGCACTGCTCGCGTATGTGAACACGCACGGCAACGTTGTGTGTCTTCAGGTGCACCGCAACGACTGGGACGGGAACGCGCCAAAGCGCACGGACTGGTACACCGAGAACGAGGTCGACTGGTCACAGGTGCGCTGGGTTGCGGAGACCGCAGTCTGGGTCGGTGGCCAGTCCGGCGACGGCCGGGCCATGCCGACGAGCGGTCCCTGCCACCTCTTCCGGCACGCGATCCGCACGGATGGCGCGCCGGAGGACATCAACTTCATCTCGCTCATGGCGCCGCGCGGACAGCGCGCCGAGCGCGCCGACCTGATCGACGAGAACAAGGACGTCTGGGACGGCGCGCTGATTACGCTCGGCGCCGCCTTGAACTTCTTGAACGCCTCGAACATCGCCACCGCCGAGCCCGCCCGGCCGCGCGCCGTGCGTCGCCGGATCGAGCGGACCGGGGTCACGGTGCAGGCGATCGTGGTCCGGCCGCCCGGCAAGCACCGAGCGCGCTCCGGTGGCGTGCGGCCGATGGAGATCGGCGAGTCGGTCCTGAGCTCGGTGCGTGGGCACTGGGCGCGGTACGGGGTCGACGGCCGGGGGCTGCTGTTCGGCAAGTACGCCGGCAAGTTCTGGATTCCCGCGCACGTCCGTGGTGCGGATGAGGCGCCACAGCGGGACTACGTACTGAAGCCGGGTGCTCGGCAGAAGGTGGGCGCTCGATGAGCTGTTCGTCGGAGTACCTGAAGATCGAGCGCCGGATCGCGGCGGACGAGCATGGCGGGATCTTGCACCGCTGGCACTACGGGCGGACGTTGCTCAAGGCCCGCGAGGGACGCAAGCAACTTCCACACGGAATGATCGGCGATCTTGTCGCTGCCGCCGAGCGCGCCGGGTTCAAGCTCTCCGATCGAGAGATTCAGAGGCGCATCAAATGCGCGACCGTCTATGACTCGGAGGCCAAAGTCCGTCGGGCGGCGACGGACTTTGGGTCCTGGACGGCTCTGCATGAGGCCGGCTTCCCGCCCGTCGAGGTCGACGATCTCGACGACGCGGAGCAACTGGAACTCGGCGCGCCGGACGAGTGGGAGCAGCTGTCCCTGATCCCCGGGCTCGCGCCGACCCTCAAGGTCGCCGGCCGGCGGATCGCGCTCGCTGATGCCACGGTCGCCGACGTTCGGGCGTACCGCGACATGTACGCCCAGGTCCACGAGAACTACGGCAAGAAACTCGCGTTGATCGAGGCAGCCCTGCGCGCCATGCTCGACGGCTCATCGGATGAGAACGAGAACGCCGTCGACGCCTGGAAACGCGGCTGCGGCTCATGACGTCCCCGACCGGCTCGGCCAATCAGCCATGGCCGATCCATTGCTGAGGTCCCAGCGATCGCTTCGCTCTGGCCGGCCCGGTCGGGGACCCGAAGTGTTCCCGTCCACCCGCAGACCGCTCCGACCGGCGGGAGAGGACCGGGGGGCAATCCCGAGACCCCGGGTGGGCGGGACGAACAAGCAACTACGGCACCGAGGAGATCGAGATGACGTGGCGCCAACGGCTAGCGAACTACGAGCGACAGACCGGCCGCATTGGGCCGACGGCTCGGCAGTCTCGCCGACTCATCAAGAAGCAACGCCGCTTCTCGCTGCCGCTCTTCGCGGGTGAGCCGGGACGCGGCCAGCAGCCGATTCCGATCGCCGCCCAGTAGACGCCGGTCCGGCGGTGCTGGCATACGCAACCCCGCCGCCGGACCGGACACCCGCAGTACGGCACCAAAAGTAGGACACCGAACAAACCGAAGCGGCCCCGCTCGCCGTGTCCAAACGAAGGCGGGACCGCCCCGAGAAAGGGAATTGTCCCATGAGTCAGATGAGTGCGGCGGAGCACTTCGAGTGGTCCCGCCAGCGGGCCATGGAGTACGTGAACGTCGGCGACGGCGGCGGGGCGATGTCCAGCCTGATCCAGGACCTGAGCTTGCACCCGGGCACGGCCGACATCCTGACCAGCGATCTCCAGATGCTGTTCGTAGGTGAGGTCCTGGTGGGCGGCGCCAACGGCGCCCGGCGGTTCATCGAGGGAATCCCTGCGCCGATCGCTGAGGAGTCGGACCGGTGACCGGGCCACAGCATTACCGCCAAGCCGAGGAGTACGCCCGGCAGGCACGCGAGGTCATGGGACAGATCGGCGGGTTGGGCACGATCGCCCGGACCGAGGATGTGCTGGCCGGTTCGGCGCAGGTCCAGAACCTCCTCGCCGCCGGCACTCTCCACGCCACCCTCGCGCAGGCCGCCGCAACGATCGACGCGGGGACGGTGCACGTGCCCACCGCTCACCAGGCGTGGAAAGCGGCGCTCGGTGAGGGGTCGGACCGGTGAGCACCCCGCCGAGCAACGAAGAGATCGTGGCCGACGTCGCGGCCGACCTTCGCGCGATGGCCAGCCTGATCGAGGCGCACCCGGAGCTGGCGTCGTCGCTGCGGTTCGCCCTGTACGAGGCCGAGATCATCATTGCGGTCGGTCCTGTGGTCGGTGCCCAGGGCGCCCGGGAAACGCTGCGGATGTACATCGCCGCCGCCCGGGAGCAGGGCCTACGGGTGAGCGAGTACGACAGCGGGCAGTGGGGTGGCGTCCGCATCCACTTCGGCCACCTGACGCTACGCCCGTTCGCTGACAAGCACCTCCTCGGCGAGGTTCCGGCGCCTCCTCCGCCGACGTACCGGCCACTGCTGGCCGATGAGGCGACCGGCGGTGGTTCCGATGCCTGAGTTCCTCACCTACGACCGGGCCCTGGAACTGCTCCGCGAGGTGATAGCCGAGAAGGGCGAGGACTACGTCTACCCCCGTGTAGGCGGAACGGGCTGCTACTACGTTCGGGACGGGGCGCCGAGCTGCGGGGTCGGGCATGTCTTCTATCGCGCCGGCCGGCCGCTGGAGGTCCTGGCCGGGCTGGACAAGCAGGACACGGCGTCCGTCGGTGGCTGCCCCATGGTGCAGCACTGGGCGGAGCCCGAGGCGTTGAGGCTGCTCGACGCGTTCCAGTGCCAGCAGGACCTCGGGGTCGCGTGGGGCCTGTCCCTTAGCCGCGCTCTTGATGAGTTCGGCCGGCCGGGTGATCACGATGGGTGAGCGGGTGATCGAGCGACGGATGCCGGCTGTCTTCCGCGCTGACGGCCAGGTCGCCGGTCAGGTGCTGTTCCGCTGGGAGCCGACGGACCCGGCTGCGGTCGAGATCACGTTCGGCTCGGGCGGTCCCTCTCCGGTGCGGTTCCTGGCGGCACGCCGACTGCTGGCCGCCGGGCTCAGCGTCTTCAGCGGCGACAGCGAAGCGGGTCACGTCATGGTGTGGCCGATCCCGCAGCTGGAGGCGGTGTGCCTGTCCGTTCTAGGTGACGGCGGGTTCGTGGGCGTGGAGCTGCCGGCGGTCCGGCTCACCCAGTTCCTTCGTGACACCTACCGCGCGGTCAGCCCGCGCGAGGAGAAGTACGACGTCGACGGGCTGATCGCCCAGCTTATGGAGGGTGCGCGATGAGCATGATGACGCAGGTTTTCCTGTGCGCGATGGCGCTGGGACTGCTCGCCGCCGGGGTTCTGGTGTGGGCGGTCTGGCCGACGACGGAGCGGATCCGGGTGGCGGCGGTCCGGGCGGTCACCCGTCAACGCCGTGGTCGCAGCGTGGTTCGGGTGGACCCGGTCGCAACGGACCCAGCCGGCCCGACAGAGGAAGAGCGCACCGAAGACGGGGAGCAGCCGGCCGAGCCGGAGTTCGAGGAGCCGACCTGGTCGAACGACCCGGGTTGGTGGGGCCGGCCGGCCGCCGTCGAGCCGCAGCGCTGGACCGCGGACCCGGAAGAGCCGACGCCGCTGTTCTCCGCCCCGGGCAAGCACCGGTATCCGGATGACCTCGTTCAGGAGTCCTTCACGGACTCGTGGAACCGGGCCGAGTTGCTCGACCGGATCCGGCGGGTCGAGGCGCAACGGGCGGGGGTTGAAGCGGCATGAGCGTCGACGAGTTTCTGTCCCCGCTCTACGGGCGCACCGAGAACGGCGCCATCCGGACCTGGCCGCTGTTCGCCGGCCCGATCGAGCCCGAGGACCTGCACGGGTGGGAACAGCCGGTGCCCGACGGTCCCCTTCCGCTGCTGGTTCTGCCAGGGCCACTACACGAGGGGGAGGTCGGTCCCGGTGCCTGAGCTGGACCTGGACGCCATCAAGGCCCGCGTCGAAGCGGCCTCCGCCGGCCCGTGGACCGCAGGTGACGACGGGCTCGTATGGGCGCCCCGGGCCGGCGACCCCGTGTCCGGGTCGACCGAGCCGGAGGACACCGAGTTCATCGCCGCCGCCCGCACCGACGTGCCCGCGCTGGTGGCCGAGGTGGAGCGGCTGCGACGCGTCATCGCTGCCGTCGAGTCGATCACCGGTGACACAGATGGCGGGCATCTCGGCCCCGCCGAGGACATCCCGGTCGGCGAGCTGCTGCGGATGCTGTACGACCACCCGGAGGCCGACCATGCCTGACCTGGACCTCGACGCCATCCGCGCCCGTTGGGCCCACGTCGACGTCGAGCCGGGCGACCCGGCCGCCGACGCGCCCACGCTGATCGCCGAGGTCGAGCGGCTCCGTCGCCTCCTCGGTGCCGATCCTTCGCCGTCCTCCGAGGCGTACGAGGCGATGGCCGTCGCGATGCAGGCCTACCGGTCCCTCGCTGAGGAGATGCTGCGGCACTTCCGCGCCTGCGGCATGGACGGCGATCGGGTCATTTCGATGCGCTCCGAAGCGATTCCGGTGGAGACGTACAACCGGTGGCGCACCGCACTGGGTGGTGGGTCATGACGCTCCTGTTCGGACTGCTGCTGCTCGTCGGGCCGATCGTGGTGCTGCTCGGGGCGTGGCTGGTGGACGCCATGCAGTTGGTGCGCCGGTTGACCGGTCGGGGTGAGATCGCCGACGTCGCCGACGAGGAGACCCGGGCACTGATCGACGGGGACTCCCCGCTGCCGGCCGCCGAGGCGGTCCGGGTGACCCACGAGTTCGCCGACCTCATCAACTCCTCCCCGGATTTGCAGCAGTTCGACCGTGACCTGAAGCGGTTCTACGTGATCGGAGACGAGCGGTGAGCACGATTCCTGGGCCAGGTACCGCCGCACGCGCGGCAGCCGAATGGTGGGCGAAGCAGGTCGGCGCACCGGTCCACCGTCTAGTCCGCGACGAGGAGCGCAGCTTCGCGTCCGACTTCGCCGAGGTCGGCATGCTCATGGTCGCTTCGGACCACCCCGTTCCCGACGGTACTGCAACCGCGTTCGCCGACGCGTTGGAGAAGCTGTACGACGAGCTGCTCGTCAGGTGTGACGGTTGGGTGAGTCTCGGCGTCGACTACGGCCCGGACATGGAACTGGCCAAGGTCGCGGAGGCGCACGGGATCCACGCGTCGCGGTTCCCGATGAAGACGAACGTGTATGCGCGCCCCGACCACGTCACCGCCAGTCTCGGCTACCGAGGCCCGACCCGGCTCGTGTGGCAAGCGCCCAGTTGGGTGCGGCCGACCTGCCATTCGTTGCAGTACGACGAGCGCGCGCAGAAGTTCGGTGACGCCTGGTGCACCCTGCCGATGTACCACGACGGCGACCATGGCGAGTGGGAACCCGACCCGCGCCGGTGCAAGGGCTGCGGTTTGAGTGAGGGCGGTCACTACGACCGCGGCTCGGTTCCTGGCGACTTCCACTCCTTCGAGGCGGCGGTGCTCCGTGAGGACGGTGAGTCCGAATGAAGGGCATCCGCGTCACCGCTGTTGACCTGGAGTCAGGCGAGACCGCCGTGAAGGAAATCCAACCGGGCAACTACGTGATCGTTGTAGCCGCGCCGTGCTACGTCGCGACCGAGCAGCACCACCGCAACGGCACGACGATGCTCACGATCAAGGGCAGGGACAGGTCTCTGAATGGCATGTCCTGGGTGGCCCCAACGGGCGGTGAGTCCGAATGAGCGCACCGAGTACGGACGCGGCCTTCCCTTACCGGTACCACTTCGCCTACTACGCCGGCTGGCTCGGCGGGTTCGCCTTCGGCAACCAGTCGGTGTCGCTGCCGAACCCCGTCCGCTCCGAGGCGGACCTTCAACTCGTGGTCGACCTGATCCGTGACGCCAACCCTGGTAACACGACGGTGGTCATCCTGTCCTGGCAGCGGTTCGAGGACGGTGAGTCCGCATGAGCGCGCCGATCGAAGATCAGCCGTTGACCTGCGGTGGCGGTTGCTCTGTGTTCTGCGGGTGCACGGACTGCCTGTCCTGCGAAGGGTGCGAGGACTGCGGCCGAGGTCCCACCGACATGTCGCACCTGCCCGAGCCGGACTGCTCCTACCCGGTGATCGTTACCGACAAGCGGGTGCATGTGATCTGGGTCGAGGCGGGCAGCCCAGAGGAAGCTGTCGAACGGGCCCGCCACGACACGTACGAACTGATCAACGACAGCGAGACCTGCGCAACCGCGGACCTGTACGTACGCAAGCCGGGCCACGATTTCCACTCCTACGACTGGGAGACGGTCTACGGCGGTGGCTACTACGGGACGTACCAGGGCCGCCAGTTCGACGCCCACGTAGAGGCCCGACAGTGGCACTTCGAGTCGCTGAGGCGTGAGGCTGAGCGGCTCGCGTGCGTCGCCGCCGGCCACCCGCGAATCGAGAAACGCCTCTACGGCAACGGACGGGAGTGGTACTGCCCCACGCTCGGCTGCGGCTGGTTCGACCATGACCCATCCGCCGTAGGCGGGGAGCCGAAGGCGACAAATGAAAAGGCTTCTGATCCTGGCGGTGGGTCATGACCACCCTGGTTCCCACGAACTCCCGGATCGCTCTGGCCCGGGGGATCAAGGCCGGTCAGGTCATCGATCACGGCTGGGCCGCAGGACACATCACCTGGCGTGAAGGCTTGAACGAACACGGCGTGACGGGAAGGGTGGGTCAGTTCCGCGCGGCCGGCCTGCTGGAACCTTCTGGCGAGCAGGGCGAGAAGCCCCCGCACAAGGTGCGCCTGAATGCGGCCGGCGAGGCGTGGCTGGCTGAGCACGGCGGTGCGTCGTGATCCGCCTCGGTGTGGAGTTCCTGCCTGACGGTTCGGTGGTCCAGCACCACATCGGCCCGGTCCCGAAGCGCTCGACGTTCCGGGCCGGGGACCGGGTCCAGATGCACGGCTACCCCGGCGCCTGGCCCGGCATGGAGCTCTACGGCTTCCGGGGCGTGGTGCTGGGCGGCTACGGCGGGGACCTCCGCGGGCTGACGGACGACGGTCGCGAGTGGGTCGCCGGCGCGGGCGCTCTGGTTCGGGATGGCCAGCGGGACGCGGGCGGCGCGTCGTGCGTCTGCTGCCCCCATCCGGAGCGGTTCCGTCCGCGCCGGCCGAAGAAGGCGCCGAAGGGGTTGGAGGCGTTCGGCCCTCCGCCGGGGTGTCTGCGCCCGTATCTGCCGGCCGCGGTGGAGACGGTGCAGCTGGACCTGTTCGAGGTGGCGGCATGAAGCGCACCGAGATCCGGCGGTACACACCCTTGCGGGCGAAGACGAAGCTGTCCACGGCGCGCCGCAGGGCGCAGAGCGCGAAGCGCTCCACCAAAACGGGTCCTTCGAAGTTGGTCGTCGCTCTGGTCTTCGATCGCGACGGCGGCTGCTGTGTCCGCTGTGGCCGGGCGGTTCGGTTCGAAGCCCGCGGCGAGGACTGGAGTTGCCAGCACCGACGGGCCCGCGGAGCTGGATCGGACCCTCGGCCGGAGACCAACCTCCCGGCCAACCTGGTGGTCCTGTGCGGCTCGGCGACGTCGGCCGGCGGCTGCCACCAGCACGTCGAATCGCATCGCGCTGAGGCTCGGCTGGCCGGCCTGTCGATGCGCTGGAAGCAGGACCCCCAGAAGGTCCCCGTGTCCACCTGGTGGGGTGCGGTGTTCCTGGACGACAAGGGCCGGTGGCGTAAGGCGGAGCGGTGCCCTGAGTGCCGCTGTGATCCGGTGCTGTGCGAGAACGCGGTTCCGGACGGAAGCCACTGCGAGGAGCAGTCCTGCGGCTCGTGTCTACACGGCTGCCCGCTCGATCCTGCGTGCCCGGTTTGTGTGGGCCGCTGGACGGAGGTTCCGTCATGACGGCGTTTCGCGTGGTGCCGGTCAGCTTCCGTCATGCTTGCTCGTTCGTCCAGGACACGCATCGTCATCACGAGCCGCCGCGGGGTCACAAGTTCAGCCTCGGCGCTGTTGACGGCGAGCGGCTGTTGGGTGTGGCCATTGTCGGCCGTCCGGTCGCCCGCCGCTTCGACAACGGCCGGACTTTGGAGGTCACCCGCTGCGCGACTGAGGGCGATCGGAACGTCTGTTCGTTCCTGTACGCGGCGTGCCGCAGGGCGACGTTCGCGCTGGGCTATGACCGTCTCGTGACGTATACGCAGGCCAGTGAGTCGGGGGCGAGCCTGCGCGCGGCTGGCTGGCGGGTTATCGCGAGCCGGCCTGCACATCCGGGGTGGAGTCGCCCCGCTCGCCCTCGTCGTCTGCTTGGTACTGAGTGGACCGAGCGGACCTTGTGGGAGGCGTCGTGACCGCGTTCAAGATTATTTTGACGGCGTCCCGGACCTGGGACCGCCCTGACGTGGTGGACAAGACGTTGACCATCCTCGCCGAAGCAGCTTTCAAGAGCGGCTACGACGAGGTGGTAGTTCGTCACGGTGCCTGCTCCCGGGGTGGTGATGTGATGGCCGACAACTGGGTCAGAGAGCACTACTTCGAGGGCTGGTCGGTTCGGGCGGACCGGCGGCCGGCGGACTGGAAGAACCTGGGCAAGCGGGCTGGCGTGGCACGCAATGCCGACATGGTCCGCGACGGCGCCGACGTGTGCCTGGCGCTCATCCGCAACTTGTCCAAGGGTGCAACGGACTGCGCTGAGCGGGCTGAGCGGGCTGGTATCCCGGTGCAGATCGTGGACTACGACGACTTGGCCGACGACATCGCGGACGCTGCGGAGGTGTCCTCATGACCGCCTACATGATCACCCCGGTAGGGCTCGGAGGCCGGCTGCTGCACGGCCGGGCGGCGACGGTCGTCGGCTGGGACCTGCGGCTGATCGAGGAGAACGAACGTCTGCGTTCCGAGCTGGATGAGGCCCGCCGCGTAGCGGCTGGAGCGCAGCGACTTCAAAAACGCATCGAGGACGAGTGCGTGCTGAGGGTGCGTGCACAGGTCCGTCTCCAGCGGGTGGGCCGGGTTCTGGCCGAGTTGGCCCATGAGCACCCGGAACTGGCTGAGTCGGTACTGCGTGCCCGGTTGAGGATCTGGAGGGACGGAGATGTCTGACGGCAGCCCGATCGAGTGGACCGAGGCGACGTGGAATCCAACGACCGGGTGCGATCGCGTTTCGCCCGGCTGTGACAACTGCTATGCGTTGACCCTGGCCAAGCGGCTCAAGGGCATGGGGTCGAGGAAGTACCAGCGCGACGGCGACCCCCGCACCTCGGGACCGGGGTTCGGCCTGTCGGTGCACTCCGACGTGCTCGGCCAGCCGATGCGTTGGCGGGAGCCGCGCCGCATCTTCGTCAACTCGATGAGCGATCTGTTCCACGACCAGGTCCCCGACCGGTTCATTGCCGACGTGTTCGCGGTGATGAGCATCGCCAGCCAGCACACCTATCAGGTGCTTACCAAGCGGCACGCGAGGATGCGGTCGCTGCTGAACTCGGTGCGGTTCTGGGTGTCCGTGAACGACGCGCGGGTCGTTCGGGGCTTCCCGGCCCTGCCGTGGGTGGCGGCCGGCGAACTGGAGCCGCTGCCGGGCGTCTGGCTCGGCGTGTCGGTCGAGGACCAGAAGTGGGCGGACATCCGGATCCCGGCACTGCTGGATACTCCGGCGGCGGTGCGGTGGATCAGCGCGGAGCCGCTGCTGGGCCCAGTTGACCTGACCCGGATCGCCACGCCGCGCACTGGGCAGCCCGAGATGGTGTACGACGTGCTCACCCCGCGATACGGGGTTCCGGACCGCTGGCAGGCGCCGATGTCTCGCGGGATCTCGTGGGTCGTCGCGGGCGGCGAGTCCGGCCCTGGTGCGCGCCCGATGCACCCGGACTGGGCGCGCGGACTCCGGGACCAGTGCACCTCTGCCTCGGTGCCGTTCTTCTTCAAGCAGTGGGGCAACTGGGTCGCTCCGAACGAGATGCCGCCCGACACGTTCATGGACTGGGACGTGGAGAACGGCACCAGCGCATACGACCGTGATCAGCCGTGGCGGGTGGGCAAGAAACGCGCCGGTCGTCTCCTCGATGGCCGGACTTGGGACGAGTACCCCGAACCTTCCCGGGAGGTGTCCGGTGTCTGAGCTGTACGCGATCACGGTTCGTCTCCCGTGGGCGGCGGCGATCAGGGACGGGGAGAAGCTGGTCGAAAACCGTGGCCGCCCGGTCGCCGAGAAGTACATCGGCCAGCGCGTCGCGATCCACGCCGGTGCCGGCTGGGACGAGAAGGGCGCCACCGATGCGCGGACGCGTCGGTGGTGGTTCGGTCACGAGGCGCAGCGGAGCCTGGTGGCGACGGACTTCACCAGGCTGTTCCGCAAGGTCTTCGCCGTAGCGACTCTCGCGGACTGCCACCGTTCGGTCTGGTCGTCGGACCCTCGGGTCAACTGCTGTTCACCGTGGGGTGATGGCACCTACGGCCGGGATATCGCGTGGCACATCGTCCTGGCTGACCTCGTGCAACTGGAAGGTCCGTTCGAGACCCGCGGTTACCTGCCGGTGCCGTGGTTGATGCCGCAGGACGTGGCGGACAAGGTGCTCGCGCAGGTTGCGGGGGTGTCCGGTGTCTGAGGATTGGCGCCGGAAGGCGAACTGCCGCGACGCGTCGGATGCTGATCGGAATCTGGCGTTCGGCTTGCCGGCGCAGCAGAAGACCTTCGTCGGGCGGTTCTGCCGCCATTGCCCGGTGGCCGGGTCGTGCCTGGAGTGGGCCGTCCTACTCGAAGCAGGTCTGCCGGTGTCGCACCGTAACGGTGTGTTCGGTGGCTGGACGGCTCCGGATCGGGCCGCGCTGGCCGCTGGTCGGGTGTGGCCGTGTCGACGCTGCGGGCAGTTGGTGGCGGCGAAGTCGCGTGTTCAGGTGCGGTGTGTTCGGTGTCAGCGTGCGGTGAAGCGGGAGTTGGCCGCGGCCGCGGCTGCCGCTGATGGGTGCGTGGCGGCATGACGGATACGGGGTGGATGTTCCGGGCGTCCTGGCCGATCCTGCGACCCGATCTGAAGCTGTCCGTGTTGCAGGTCGAGGCGTGCGAGCAGCTCGACCAGATGGCCAAGGAGGAACGCTGCCGGATTGTCGGCGAGGTGTCCTGGTCGATCGAGGAGGGCCGGTTGTACGCCCGCGCGGCCGCTGTTCCACGGGGTCGGCGGTCGTCGCACGGGGCGCTGGAGTCGCAGTGGCGACTGGTCGCTGCCTTGGTGGCGCAAGGGTTGTCGGATCAGCGGATCGCCGACCAGATCGGCGGGTCGAGGTCGGCGATCGCCCGGGTGCGGCATCGGCATGGGATTCCCCCGGCATCGCCGGCACCGGTTCAGTTGCAACGGAAGGGACAGGCTGCGTGACCGGTGTGGTCGAGGGCATGCGGTGGCGGGTGACGAAGGCGGTCCGTGCTTCGGATCTGCCCGCTCCGTCGCGCCTGATCATGCTGGTTCTTGCGGACGTGGCCGAGGTTGGCACGGCGGAGATCCCGGAGCGGTTCACGCCGTCGCTGGCCGTGCTGGCACGGGAGACGGGCCTCGACCGCAGCACGGTTCAGCGCCACCTGGCCGCGCTCGATACCGCCGGTTGGATGGTGCGGACCCGCCCAACCCCACAGGAGCAGTGGGAAGGCGAGCGGACGCGGTACCGACTCACCATCCCGGCCGGACACGAAGCGCCCGGGGTGGGCGCAGAGGACACCCAGGGGGTAGGTGCAGAGGACACCCACCCTGGCCGCACAGTGCACCCAGGGGTAGGTGCAGAGAACGACGGGGGTAGGCGCACAGTGCGCCACCAGAAGACAGATCCTTCAGATCAGGAACAGATCACAAAGACTTCCTCGTCGCGCGCACAGCGCACGACCCGGACCGGTGATGAGCCAACCCGGGTCGACGTCGAACAGATCTGCCGCCATCTGGCCGACCGGATCGAGAAGAACGGCTCGAAGCGCCCAGCGATCGGCAAGGGCTGGCGCGACGCTGGCCGGCTTCTCCTCGACAAGGACGGCCGCACGGTCGAGCAGGTTCTCCGGGCGATCGACTGGTGCCAGGACGATGAGTTCTGGCGCGGCAACATCATGTCGATGCCGAAGCTGCGCGAGAAGTACGACCAGCTCAGGCTCCAGGCGCAGCGCGCCCGGGCGTCGCCAGGAACTGCGATCGTGCCGGCCGGCGAATCGCGACCGTCCACTGCGGACCTGCGGGTGGCCGACGGCATGGCCCTGTACCACCGACTCAAGGCCGAGGGAGGCCCCGATGGAGCTGGCTGAGGTTGCCCTGGTCCTGTCCAAGGCTGCCGCCTACGACCGGCGGACGGTCGGCGAGGCCGACGCCCGGGCGTGGCACGAGGTGCTCGGCGACGTCGAGCTGGTCGACGCGCTCGCCGCGGTGGCGCGGCACTACCGGGACTCCACGGACTGGCTGATGCCCGCACACCTGCGTCGGCTCGCCGCCCAGTGTCGCGATCAGCGGCGCCGGGTCGAGGGCCGCTCGGAGGTGCTGGCGTTGCCGAGCCGGTACGAGGACGACGAGGACCGGGCCGTGCGGGTCAAGCGGGGCATGGCCGGGCTGCGGCCGGTGCTCGAAGCGATCCAGGCCCGGCTTGCCGCGAACCGCGCCACCGGGGACGGTGCGTGATGGTCGCCGAGCCCATCCGTCGCCGCAGCGGTGTCGACCTGCCCGCACTCATTGCGCACCTGGCCGAGAAGGCCACGGCCGCCGCCCCGGCCCGGCGCCGGCGCAACGGGCACTCCGCGGACTGCCCGCACTGGGGAAAGCCGGTCGACTCCTGCGGGGTATGCCGGGCCGAGGTCATCGGCGCCCGTACCGAAGGGGACGGCGATGAGCCTGACGATCGATGACCCGCCTGAGATCGCCGGGTGCTTCCGGTGCGCCCGCCCGTTGGCGTGGCTGTACTCGGCGCGCACGAGCAGGTGGGTGGCGTTCGCGACGGTACCGGGGGATGTGCGGATGCTGCGGGTCCACGAGTGCCCGCGCTACCCGGACGACCGACCACCACCGACGTGGCGGGAAATCGTCGAGCAGCCCGTCGAGGTCATCCATGCCGGTGCCGCTCTTGTGCGCGACGTTCTCGCATCGAAAGAGATCACCGAGTGAGGACGGGCCGGGCGACCGTAACCCGCCCGGCCTGCGGCTTCAATCGTAAGGAGATCAACGAGTCATGACCCGACCAGAGATCGACCTCATGGGAAGACCAACCAGGCACCCGGGGGAGTGTCCGGAGTGCCACACGTTCCGAACGGACGGTGCGCCTCCGACGTCGCACCGGTTCTACTGCTCCGAATACGTGGATCTTGGTGTGTTGCGGATGGGCACCTACAACCCGAACACGGCGAGGAGCTTCGGAAAATGACCTGGCGCAAGTCCAGCTACAGCGACACCGCGAACTCCTGCGTCGACGTCCGCGTCATCAACGGCGAGATTCAGGTCCGCAACAGCAACCACCCCGACGGCCCGGTCCTCACCTTCACCGGTGCGTACTGGGAATGGGTGCTCGAACGGCTCGCCGCCGGCGAGGACGTGGCCACGATCACCCGCGACGACACCGGGGTCCACTGGCGTAACGCCGTCGACGGCTGGGTGGTCGTGGACTTCACCGGAGCCGAATGGGCAGCTTTCGTCGCCGGTGCGGTGGCGGGGGAGTTCGACCTGGACCGGCTACCCGAGGTGACGCCGTGAAGCGCGGCGGATGGGATGACGACGCCGACATCGACTGCGGGGTCTTCCTCGTCGCCATGCTCGGCACCGGGCTCGCTGTGGCCTGGGCTGTCGGCTGGGCGCTCTGGAGTGTGATCGCGTGAACAATGATCGATTGGATGGCGGCTCCGCCGCTCCGGCTGCGCCGGACGTCCCGACGTGCGGGGATCAACTCGCGGTGGAACCGGACAACTGGACGTACGTCTGCTCCAACGCGGCGGGCCACGATGGGCCGCATTTCGATTCCCGCCGACCCATCTCCTGGACCCATCTGCTTGACCACTCCGGCGTAGCCGGGGAGCCGGAGGCGACAACCAAAGAAGCCCCTGAAATCGATTCTGAGCCTTCGCCTACCCAAGTACCCGTACCTGACCCTGTTGACCCGGCAGCGTCGAATCTGGGCGGCGGAACGCTGGTCTCCGACGAAACTGTGGAGGCGCTCGCCCGGCACCTGTCGGAGGAGACGCTGCCTGTGTCGTGGCGCACCGATGATCGGTGGGCGCGGTGCAGGTCTGGGGTGATCGAGGCGTGGGGGCCGAAGGCGCGGGCGTACCTGGCTGTTGCTGCTCCGCTGATAGCCGCACAAGCCCTGCGCTCCTACGCCGACCGTGAGCATCCGGGCCCGGAGCCGGTGATACGGCAGACCAACTACGGCACCGGTGTGGAGTACGACACGGACTGCGCCGGCTGCGGCAGTTGGTGGAGCGACGACGAGGGCGGTTGTACGGAGCGGGTCGCGTTGATCGCGCGCGCTGACGAGCTGGAGCGGGGGACCGGCCATGTCGACGGCTGATCAAATTGCTGCCCTCCGCGCCGAGGCGGATCGGCTGGAGTCCGGAAATTGCACTGGCGTGTCCGCCTCGTGGTGCCCGGTCCACGGCGACTGCAACTGCCTGGACTGGCGCATGTTCAACGACCCCCGCTGCCCGCTGCACTCGATGGCCAGCAGCCATGCGGAGCGGGGGACCGACCGGTGAGCCGATCGTTGGCGGACCTGATCAGGTGGCTCTGGTCCGGACACCAGCAGTGGGTACGGCCGGTGGAGGACTGATGCCTGACCAGCCGATCCACGAGACGTTCGCTGAGTTCGCGGCCAGTCTGACCGACGAGCAGCGGGAGGGCTTCCGCCTCCAGTCGTTGCATAACAAGGGCTTCGGTCACTACCTGTCGACAGCCTGCTACCACGGCGAGCACGACTACTGCGCGGCGATGACCGGCTACCAGGGCGAGAAGCGGCCAGCTCAGTGCAAGTTCTGCGATGCCCGCTGTGTCTGTGACTGCCACTCCTGTCCAACGTGTAGCGGTCCCGTCCGGGAGACGGTCGGCATGATCTGCCAGACCTGCGGCACGGACTACGCCGCCCCGGCGTCAGCCGGAGAGCCGAAGGCGACACATAAAGAGGTTGATCATGCCTGACGACGCCCGTACCGAAGCCCGCCGCCGGATCGCCGAAGTCCTCCACGATCATCGAGGCAGCAGAGCTGCGCACGGAACGTGACCAGTGAAGATCAATCTATCGGCCGCTCACCGGCGGGAGACCGCCGAGACGTACCGATTGACACAGAGTGATCGAATATATGGGGAGTAGCGGTGAGTGACTTGACCGACTGGAGGGGCGATGCCCTGGACCTCGCCATCGCCTCCGGCGGCGTGGTGAGCATGCGCCGACACGGGCGTCTGATCTCGCTGTCGACCATCAACCATCCCGACCCAGCCGGCGTGGTGTCGTTGAGACCCGACGAGGCGGCGCAGGTCGTGGCCTCTCTGGTCGCGGCCATCGCACTGGCCGGGAAGCCCGGATGATCTGCGTCGTCTGTTCCGACCCCGAGCGCCCGGTGGACTCCGGCTGGCTGGTGGATCACCGCTGCTGGTCCAGGATGGCCGGAGCCCTCCGCGAGCTTCCGGGCCTCGTGGTGGAGCTGGCCAGTCTCGGCTATGTCCAACGCGACCACCGCCGCGAGCTGAGGGACCTCGACACAGGCAAACGCTGGCCCCACTACGACCCGATCGCGAACGCCCTTCCGTCCGGCCCGATCAACGGATCCAAGAGTGCGCCGAGGGTGTCAGGATCTCGGGCTGCTCCGGTCCCGATCCGGATCGACCCCACGGACCTCACGGCGGCCGCCCGCGCCGCCTCGACGAGCGTTCACATCAGCAGCCCGTGGCCGGCGGACCAGATCGGCCGGCTGTCCGTCGCCACCGAGCTGGACTTCTGGGTGGGCGACTGGGCGAGCGAGCGCAACGAAGGACGGCCTGACCCTCAGGTGCCGCTCCTGTGCTCCTGGCTGCTCGACAGGCTCGACTGGGCCTGCCAGCACCACCTGGCCCTGGATGAGTTCGCCACCAAGCTGAGCGGGCTCTACGGCGCCCTGATGTCCGCCGTGGGTGGCTGGGCGGCGAAGCCGGAAACCCTCATCACTCCCTGCCGGTCCTGCGGCATGCTGGCGCTGTACCGGGAGATCGGACCAACGCCGGAGTATGACCGGGTGGCCTGCGGTGCCTGCCCGGCACTGCTCACCGAGGTCGAGTACGCGGAGCACGTAAGGAGCCTTGTCGAGGAAGCGAAGGAGAGCGCGGCATGACGGTTTCGGACACGATCGTCTCGGCCAGGGTCGAAGTGACCTTCGGTAGCGGCGGGAGGCGCGTCATCGAGCTGGAGTCGATCGACGGCCTTCCGATCACTGGGCAGATCCAGGTCGAGACGGAGGCGGCGCAGGACGCTCCGGCGTCGTGGGAAGCCGGTTATGTGATCAAGCGGCCAGGCATGACGACGGCCGACATCTCGCTCAAGGGCAAGGTCGCGTGACCGACCTCGTGACTTGGCTCACCCAGCAGATCGACTACGACGAGCAGGTAGCCCGAGCCGCTGGTGACCAACCCTGGTCCGCCCAATCTGGCGAGTTCGGCCCCGAGGTGTTGGTCGGGCACGTGGTGGCCTGGTCGCGCGAGGTCGAATACGCCGTCTGGAAGTGTGAGGACGAGGAGGACGGCTGCCCCGACATCGCCCGTGGGGTGCACCGCTGAGGGCGAGCACATCGCCCACCATGATCCGGCCCGGGTCCTGCGCCAGGCAGCCGCCTACCGCCGCATCCTGGACGAGCATCGCCCATCGAAGGAAGCGGTCGAATGGGACGACGGAGCGAAGCCGGTGGCATGGGTGGATGTCTGTGGCTGCTGTCAGGCGGTCATCGGGAACGTGCCCCTTCCGTGCCCTACCATCCGTGCGCTCGCCTCGATCTACTCGGACCGTGAGGGTTACGACCCTTCATGGACGGTGGAGTGACGCGCGTCGGATCCGACCTGCTTGCAGCCCGGTTGATCTCGCCTTAACCTGGGCGCATACCACGAGTCTGTCCGCAGGGCGAGTGGTGACGATCTCCCGTTAGGGCCACCACCTGTTACCGAGGCGCTGTAATCGCAGCGGTCCGGGTCTGGGTTGCTCCGCCGGCCGTCCCTCCAAAGGACGCGAGAGCTGGTAAGCGTGGCCCGCCCATTGAGAGCACCACTCCTCGCCCGGTCCGGCGCCGTCGCGAGGCTCTACGCGGGCGAGGTGATCGTGAACCTCGACGCCTTGGTGACCGCCCGTGAGGCCCAGGACTACCGCGCCCTCCGCGCCCACCACGTGTGCCGTCACCTCATCGGCATGTGGCGCCACGCCGGTCGGCTCCAGGTCCAGGGCAAGCGGGGACGTAGCCCGCTCTACCGCTTCGGCGACATCCTCCGAGCCGAGCGGGACACGAGGGTCAGCGGGTCCAGTCACCGGGCTGAGGGTTGCCGCAGCTGCGACCGGGCGAGCGAACGATCGGAGCTTGACCACGCCGCGTAGCGGAAAGGGCGAAGCCCGCCACTCAAAGCATTCTCAGGATCTTGTCGTACCTCTCCGTTACCTTGCGAGGTTCCTGTGTCCTACCTGGTGCTGATCGAGTTCGACTACCAGCCCGACAACGCCTCCGAGTCGGTCCGTGTCGTACCTGACGATGTGATCACCGACGAGCAACTGAACCCGACCCGCGCCGCTGAGCTGATCGCGCTGGGCTGCATTGAGGCGATGTAGGCCCCCGATGCTGACCGTGGTCACCGGCCCACCCTGCTCAGGCAAGAGCACCTGGGCCAGGGAGCACCACCGCCCGGGCGACATCCTGATCGACTTCGACGTCCTCGCCCAGGCGCTGGGCTCACCCACGCCCCACGACCACCCCGACCCGGTGCGGTGGGTGACCATCGCGGCGAGACGTGCGGCGATCAACTCGGCGATCATCCAGCATGAGCGGGGCGCCACGGTCTGGGTCGTGCACTCCCGGATCAGCGCCCAGGAACTGCGCCGCTACCACGAGGCCCGGGCCGACATCGTCACCCTCGACGTCGACCGGGTTGAGCTGCACCGCCGCGCATCCACCCAACGCCCCGACCGGTGGCACCGCCTCATCGACGACTGGCAGCCGGAGGCCGAGCCGCGTGCCCAGCGTCCAGCGTGGCAGCCCGACGCCGCCACCCGCCGCGGCCGCTGGGGTCGACCGTGGCGCCGCGTCCGGGCTCAGGTGCTCGCCAGCTCCACGGTGTGCTGGATCTGTGGTCACGACGGCGCGGACAGCGCGGACCACATCACACCCCTCGCATTGGGCGGCGATCCGCTCGATCCTGACAACCTTGCCCCTGCGCACCACCGGCCTTGCCCGGTCTGCGGCAAGCGATGCAACACAGCGCGAGGTACCCGGCCCGGCCGTGGGGCAGCGGAGGGTGAGGGCAGGCCAGCCCCCGATCCAGTCACGCGTCACGCCCAGCCTTCACCCATTGCTAGCAACGCTTGGTGAGTGTTGGATCAGCCCCTCTGACCTGCACCTATGCGAACCACTGAGGGTGAGGGTGGGGGGAGGGGCACCCCACGTGGCCGGCGCCAGGTGGACGAC